CTCCGACACAGTTCTGGGGACGCTTGGGCATATGGCCACGCACCTGAAGAAGCAGGAGTTCGGGATGTTTTTCGATGAGCGCATGAGGACTCTTGACGGTATCGAAATGCCGCGCCTAGAGAAGCTGGATGTGTCCCGCAAGTACGCTGTCGCGAAGACGGACGAACTCTCTTACCTCTCCGGTCGCACACTTGTCGAAGAGAACATGCGCAACGTCGTCATGTTCCTCCCCGCCTACCGCCAGTTCCTGACGTGGTGGGCGAAGCGTTTCGCAACCCACCCCTTCGGTACTCATCAGTTGATGAAGGCAATTTCGTCCGTCCCCCCGGTGCGAATCCCAGACAGTGTTCCCATAATCGGGGGGAATCAGGTGGACCCGCAGTCGATGAACTTCTTTGCCGGAATCAGCGGCACTAGCGGTCAGAGCTGGCTGCCGCCGGTGGCCCCCACGATCAGCGTGCCCTTCGAATGGGCGGCTCAATTCTCTGGGAACCCCGAGGCGGTCGCCTTCTACAAGAAGATGAACAATGGATTTGAGCCGGGTGGCCCTGAGATGCGCTGGCTCGACTCGCTAATCTACGGAGCGGTGGGGAGCACGTTCTACGACATGGAAAAGAAGGTTGGTATTCCCGATCCGGGTAGCGCGCAGATCGACGTTGCTCGCAAGAAGCGCATTGTAGCGGAGATAGTTGTGCAGGCGGTCACGACGGATGGTAAGGGAATCAATGCTGCTGCCGCTACCAAGTCCGCCAGGGTGCAGGAGGCTGGGAAGAGCGGCCTCCAGTGGACCCTCCCGGGAAGCTGGGGCGCAACGAAGGCCAAGACCACGGTAGACATTCCGCCACAGTTCGGTCTTCCGGGGTACAAGATGACGCTGGACATGGGCCGCATTGCGGAGGCGCAGTGGAAATACCTATCCGCCATCACCCCCGAGGCCAAAGCCCAGGTGCTCATCGACTACCCGGAGTACGGCCCCGTTGAGAAGTCGTGGGAGCTTCACGGCGAGAAGCAGCTCGAATACCTCTCTAAGAATCGCTGGGTCATCCCGCTTGTCAGTCCACGGAATGAATCTGCTCCCAAGGACGCAACCATTCTTACGCCACCCGGTAAACCGCTCTCTGCGGAAATGGTTGCCATCGACATGAAGGCTCGCTACAACGATGTTGATAAGTACGTGCTCTCTCGTGAATACGAGGCGCAGAAGAAGATATGGGACAAGGGCTTTGCGGCGAAGTACAAGGCACGCAAGGGTCAGGCCAAGGATGCCGTAAACGACCCGAAGATGCCTTTCGTTGATTGGTATTACAAGCCGCTTCAGGCCAAGTTCTATGCAGATCACAAGGCCGAGATGGACCGCCTTCTACTGAAGGACAACAGGGCCGTGGGCCTCAGGGAGCACACCACCGTTCTGAAGCAGGCCCATGAGACCCACCTCTTTGCCAACCCCTACCTCTTCCCCGACATGCTGGGCCGCACGAATGAACAGCAACTCAGCCCGGGTGACTACGAAGGAATGAAGCGGCTGGAGGGCTCGGGCCTACTCTACGGCAAGGAACTTGTGCAGGGCTCACGGCGCTACGATCAGTATGTGGGGATGCGCAAGAAGGAGATCGCCGATATGCAGCGCCGATTCCTCACTGCTGCTCTGGCACCATACAAGAGTAGCGTCCACGCTGACGACTGGACGCTCTTCGATAAGTCTTGGAGTGAGAGGGGACGCGACCCCAAGGTTCTTGGCAACAAACTGCTGGGTTTTCTCACCGAGATCGACAAGCGCAGCGCGGCTCTAAAGAAGCTGACGTTCGCCACCAAGGAATACAAAGCCGAGTATTACAAAGTACAGGACTACATTCACACCGTGAAGACGAAGAACCCCGTTCTCGCGCCCTACATCGGGGCAACCGCCCCCAAGCTCCTGGGCACGGGCCAACTCGCTCTCGACAAACCTGCTTTCGTTGACGTGAAGCCGAAGACGATGGCTGAGTGGGAGAAGATGCGCACCACACTCTACAACACTCCCGGCGTCGTCAAGGCGACGACCATCCTGAAACTCAAGCAGAAGGCTTCACTTGAGTTGCAGGCCAACTGGCCAGAGGCCGTGCGTGCTCTTGGATGGGACTTCACCTTCCGCATTGCGGAGAGCGGGCGAAAGTCGCTGCTGGCTACGAACAACCCCTACGGCTGGTACAAGGGCTGGACGATAGAGTCCAAGTTTGGAACCCAAATGCAGGGATGGGTGAAACAAAACCTGCACGCATGGAGCAATCCCAAGGCCCCTATCAGCAAGAGCTTCCAGCAGCAGTGGGATGAAGCTGATAAGGCAGCAGGTGGAAACTTGGCCTATGACTTGCTGGACACGAGTAAATAAAGCCGTGGTATAATGATAAGGACTTACTTATGGAGGTGTACGCTTGAGATTTCTTGAATGGCCCATGATTGGCGCACACTATACCAAAAAGCCCGGCACAGGCGGTGGGGGCGGTGGCGGTGGTGGATCGCCCGCCTCCCCCGGTGGCGGCACTGGCGGCGGCGGCTCCCCGGGAGGCGGCGGCGGTGGTGGCGGGTCACCCGCTCCAAGCGGCGGCGGCGGACATGCCCCGAGCGCTCCCGCCAAGCCGAGTGGTCCCTCTGCTGCTGAGATAAAGGCGAAGGCTGATCAGAAGAAGGGTTGGAAGGACCGCTGGGAGCGGGCCTACCAGGATCTCGTAAGGGGCAAATCGGGCATCCCCAAGGCGCTTCTCGACATCATCATATCCAAGAAGGGCGTGTATTCCACTGACGCCCTAGAGACATGGGTACGCAAGAACGACGCGAAGCACTACAAGGACACTAAGCTCTTCTACGACCGAGTGAAGAGCCTTGGAGACCAACTGAAAACCCTTCTCGGACAAGACTACAAGTCCATGAAGGATATGCCGGGGCTGCTTACCAAGTTTGGTTTGGCTGATCCCGAGAAGAACGATGAGGCCAAGTTCTTTGGCAAAGTCGTAGCCAAGAGTAAGTCGTTCAATAAGCAGTTTAAGGGCTTCGACGAGTGGTTCGCTCTGGCGCAGCACACTCAGACATTCAAGTCATCCCTTGAGGCTGCCGGTGCATTTGTGACCGCCAAGTCGACCCTAGAGGCGAAGTACCGCGCCGACATGAAGACCAACATCGTGGACGACGCATTTATTCTCGCCGCCCTCAAGGGCAATTGGGACGAGACTCAGTTCACACTCAACCTAACCTCTGGCGACGCCTGGAAGACTACGATGGGTAAGCCGCGCGACGATGAGTTCAAGACGAATTGGGACTCCATCTTTGCCGGGACCAAGTACCAGGGCAAGTATGACGAGGCCCTGATGTCCAAGTACCGTGTCGGTAGCATGGACTTTGCCACATTCAGCAACACCGACATGAAGGACCTACCGGCGTTCATGGAACTGAACCCCGACTATGCTGCGTGGGAAACAAAGCAACGTGAGAGCGGTATTCCCGAGGAGAAGGTAAATATCCTCTCCTACCGCGCGGAACAGGGTGCGGCCCGTGATACATACGGCACGCTCTGGAAGGAGATACTCGGTGACACTGGAGCAGTTATTTCTGATGCACTACTAAAGAGGGCCACCGAGGGCAACTGGAGTGACGCCCTATTCAATATGACCGTGAAGAAGGAATACGGGCAATACAGGCTCACCGACGCCTACCGGAATGACACGGCTAGCTTCGACCTCTATTGGAAGAAAACCTTTGGGGAGAATGCAGTGCCCGATGAGTCTCTTCGGAACGTCTACGCCACCGGCTCATATACGGACCCCATCCAACTATTCGACCAAGTGAAGAATACCAACGAGTTCAAGAGTCAGTACGGTAACTGGGACGCCTTCGCGGCGGGACAGCAGGGAGCGGGCAACGCGGCTATGACTGACCCACTTCTCTACAACGAGTACAAGACGGGTTTCGTGAACGCCTTTGCGGACGCGGGGTTGCAAATGCCTCAAGACCTTGAGAGGGATTTCCTCCACAGCGGTAACACGGTGACTGACTTCACGCAACACGTACAGCAATTCGCGCAACAAAAGGAAGCATACGGCTGGCAGAGTGGCGAGCAGGCAGATGTTGCCACCGCTACGGATTTGGTTGATAAGACCCAGGGAGGTTTGCTTAGGAAGAAGATGCAAGATGCTCTGGCACAACAGAAAGCTTACCTACAGTCCAATGCCACCCCCTACAGAACACAGGAACAGCAAGGTTCAGGTCTAATCACTCAGAAGGTCTAGGAGAATACCATGACGGAAGAAGCAGCCCAGCCAGAAGAAGAGCAGGAAGAGTCGATTTGGAGCGTTCTCGGAATCGAAGAGCCGGAAGACGACGCTGAGGAATACGAAGCGGAAGAGGAAGAGGCCGAAGTGGTGGCCGAGAAGGAAGACAAGCTCGCAAAGAAACTGTCTGCTCGTGTAGATAACTTGCAGAAGAAGTTTGACACTACGATGGTGCAGAACGCCAAAGAGAAGTTCCTTTCCGGTGCGAACGAGCTGGAGAAAGACCTCTTCAAGACAGTCTCCGCAGACATAAAAGACATGGAGTCACTTGCTCGCATGGCCGGTATGGTCAGGGAAAAATCCAAGGTCATGCAGAAAGAGATGGAGAAGTATGAGCAGGAGGCAAAGGTTGACGCTGCCGCTAAGGCGAGAGTTGCTTGGGGCGTCTCTGGTTCTCCCGTTGGCGTAGTCGCACCAGCTCCCACCGACGAAGAGAAGATTATCGCGGACAAGATCGCCAAGGGTGACTCGCGAGCTGCTCTGGCTGCACTTATGGACGGTGATAGGCTGGGAGGTCCGCTCTTCGGTTAGTCACAAATAGTTGTGTTATAATAGAGATAGAGCTTTACACGACGAAGTAATTGTTAGCTCAATGCCGGTCCTTGCTTGAGTAACATTACGTAAGCGAATCTCCTCCTTTGGAGTTCATGCTGAGTCGCTCGCAACACGCAGTGCATGAACCAATGAAGCGCCGAATTGGCGCACACAAAGGAGGTCATCAACTATGGCCTATCCAACTCCGGGTGTTGATGTAGCGTCCTACGATAAGACTGCCAACACCTTTTCACGAAACATCGACAGCGTTCTCTACCCGATGATCTGCGCTAAGTCGCAGCTCGTTGACCGCTTCCCCAAGGTGCCTGTCGATGGTACCAAGTACGAGTGGGAAACGGCGAACACCCGTGGCCGCACCTTCGTTTCCGATGCCCCCACTGGTACGGGCGGCACGGCGATTGTCGGCTCTGCTACGGCCGGTAAAATCGGTGGCAACACCAGCGGCATCGGCCTGACGATTCAGGCTGGTTCGCTGATCCGAAACGTCTCCAGAGCTACTCCCGTCGGCACCTATGGTGCTAACGAGATTATGCGGGTGACGGTGGCCGTAGGCACCGGGGCCGCTGGCGACATTACCGTCAAACGTAACTACGCTCAGCCCGTTGGCTCTACAGTCGACGAGGGCAGCACCGCTCATACCGCGACGGACACCTACGAGATTCTTGCCTCTCCGAAGCAAGAAGGTTCTTCGCCGGATGAGAACAAGTACACGGACGTTACCCTTGCGGCTAACTACACGCAGATCATGGACTTCTACCTGACTGTCTCTGGCTCACAGCTCGCCAGCAAGCGTCTTATTGCTGCCGACTCTCTCCAGAGTCAGTTTGATAATAGGCTCGTTGAGCTGAAGAACGAGATTGAGTCCATGCTTCTGTATGGGGCCGTCAACCCCGGTGCCTCCGCTTCTCAGGGTGCAGATACCGAGGCTGACGCCTGGCAGGGTACTGACGCCTACGCCCGCACCACGAAGGGTTTCCAGCAGTTCCAGAACGTTGCTGCCTCATACACGAACGGTCTTGTTGACTATGCTACCAAGGTGGTCACCGAGAGCGCCATCAGTCAGCTTATTGCTAACCTGATGAGTGTGGGTAACGACATGAGTGACCCGCTTATTCTGGTCTCTCATCCCAACAACATCCGTACCATTTCTGGGTTCGGTGCCGACAAGGTGCGTATTACGCAGGCGGAGACCAAGTGGGGTCGCGCGCTGAAGTCCCTTGAAACGGACCTCGGCGTCGAGATGGAGCTTGTTCCCTGCATGAACTGTTCCAGGTCGGACCTCTTCATCATCAACACCAAGAAGGTGTTCCTGACTGAGTTCCGTCCCTTCGTGAAGATGGAGTGGGGCATTGACACCAGCACTCCTGACGGTACCGATGCTTGGAAGCAGCGTTACCTCGGTGAACTGGGCGTCAAGGTTCTCGACGGTGCCAAGAGCCACGCTAGTCTCCAGTATATTACTTGGGTTTAGCAGATAGTTTATGCCTTGGCCTTCGGATAAGCAGAGCGCTGCAAACAACGAAAGACGACTGCTTCGCCGTGCTTACATCAAGGAAGTAAAGATGGAATCGGGGTGCGTGTGGTGTGGTTACGAGGCTTGTTCGGATGCCCTCGACTTTCACCACACGGGCGACGAGAAGAAGGCCAAGGCTGTCTCTGTTCTTGTGAACAACAACGTAAGTTGGGAAAAGCTGAACAGAGAAATAGCAAAGTGCATTGTGCTTTGTAGAAACTGTCACGCTGAATACCATTCAAAACAGGAGGTTGGCACTATGAATACTATGAAGGTGGAGGTCTGAGTCATGGCTAACACTACCCTGACAGTCGCAGAGGTTACTGGTCTCAGCAATAAGCTGGTCCAGTCCTGTGGCGGCATCAAGAACATGCCTGGCGCTTCCATCAAGGCATTCACGGCTACCGCTGGTACGGGGAGGGTCCCCGTTGGTGGATTTACTCTCAACCTGTCGGCGCTGTTTCCCAACAAGGTGCTTATGGCTGTTGTTAGTGCGCTCCACGATCCGGCGCGGACTACTGGCGACCTGGCATATCCGGCAGTCTACATTCCCGCCACAAACGGCGCTCCAGCGACCGGAGTGATCCACGTCTATGCGGCCACCTACGCTGCGGCCGGCACTACCGGCCTTGTGAAGACGGCCGACGATACCGAGGTCGTTGACGGCTTCGTTGTGACCGGCTTCGCAATCGGTTACTGAAACTACAAGGGCGGGGGGCGTAAAGCTCCCCGCCCTACTACTTCAACTCGACCCTGCTGGTGCTGAGAAGTTCCAGCGCGAGGGTCTCAAGGAGGGAACATGAGTCAACAGCACGGGAATAACAACGAGTTCAGCGTGGAGCTTGGACAGGACACGGCTTGGGCAGATACCAGCTTCGTCGCCGCTCCGGGGACGGGTCTCGCGATTTACATTACGGACATCGGGGTCTTCGGTGGGGCGACCGCCAGAACCTTCACCCTTGAACAGGGCACCACCACCGCTAAGTGGAAACTCGCTCTCGGCATAAACGGCGCGTCTAACGTCATGTTCAAGACTCCCAAGAAGCTGGCCTCGAACACGGCTCTCACCCTGACTAGCGATGGTGCCAGCGTGGGCGCCTTCGTAACGGTCGGCGGCTTCATCGGAAGGGGCTGACATGGCAGACGAAAAGAAAGAGGCCCCGGTGATCCCGCTTTTTGGGGGCTTCAAGGTAAAGATGAAAGGCGTGGGAATCGTCACGCCGCCGAAGACAGACAACTCAAAGGAGAGTGATAAATAATGGCCGCCCACCACTGTAGAGTAAGCCAGGCTGCTGCAACTGCTGCCTGCAACACCATCGCCGACCTCGCCGATTCCGGCGGCAACGGCACTCTCGTCATCTACACCGGCGCCGAGCCGACCCACGCCAACGACGCAGCCGCGACGGAAGTCGCCACATGCGCCGCCGCAGGCGCATTCTGGGGTGCTGCTTCCTACACGGCAGGCACGCACACCTCGGACGCCGCCCTCACCGCTACGGTCTCCGACCCGCACGCCACCGGCAACGCCTCAGCCGCTACCCACTTCCGCGTCATCAACGGCTCGGCTGCCGTCGTGCTACAGGGCACGTGTTCCGGAACAGCGGGCGACGACCTCGTGCTCAACAGCGCCGTCATCGCCACGGGTTCTCAGGTCGACATCACTGCCCTCACCCTGAGTGTGCCTATAGACCAGGCGTAAGGCATGGCCTGCATCACGCGCAGGCAGTTCATCAGCTACGTCGGGATCGTCGTCGGGGGCGTTGCGGCGTTCGGGGCATCTGCGTCCGCGAAGCCCCAGAAGCCGCACCCCACGCCGCACCCCACTCCGACGCCTACCCCTACCCCAACGCCCACGCCTACCCCCGTCGGATGCAACGTCAAGGACTACGGAGCCAGGGGTGACGGCGTGAGCGACGACGTGTCTGCAATACGCGCGACCGTCGCTGCGGCGCTGGGCGCAGTCGTTTTCTTCCCCGTAGGTATTTACAAACTGGGCAGCACATTGCAGGTGCCCGCCAATACACACTTCCAGGGAGCGACTTCGTAATGGCACTATCACGGATCGCCGGGACCGTGGAGTACGGCGCTGGCTGCACGTTCACCGACATCATCATCGACACACTCGTGCCGTTCTTCAACGTCATGGACTACGGGGCGCACGCCGACGGCACGACCGATGACGTGGCCCACATCCAGAGCGCCATCACGGCGGCTGGCAGCGCTCCCGTCTACTTCCCGCCGGGCGACTATTATCTGGCCTCGCGGCTCACCGTTCCCAGTTATGCCAACCTGATCGGCTCAGGATCGACGGCTTGGATCAAGGGTCCCATCAGCGCGGGCAGTAACGGCTCGTTCACCGACCTCAAGCTCGGGGCGACGGGCCAATGCTTCTCCCTCAAGACCATCAGCGGCACTACCTTTGCGAGATGCCGATTCACGGGGGGCGGGGGCACGGACGTGGGTGGGAATAACCCGAACCCCGCAATCATGGTCTGCATCGGAGGCCCCTGGCAGGGCGTGAACTGGACGGTCTCTGGGATTACCTTCGACAACTGCTACTTCGAGGCCAACGCAGGCACACCGGCCAGCGGCCATGAGGCGGACAACTTTGTCAACGTGGCCATCAAGGCCAGCCCCCTATCCGGCGAGACCAGCGTCCACGACATCGCTTTCAACAACTGCGAGTGGGCCATCGACGGCCACCACTTCGCCATTGAGATGTGGGTCGACTACACCAACGCGACGCGCAGCCAGAACGCCTTCTACAACATCGACTTCGACGGCTGCACATTCTACCCCGGGGAGTGCGCCAGCATCGACTACTCGGGCATGGCTCGCACCGACAACGGGGCACCGAGCGGAGGCTACAGCACGGTGAAGAATTGCCGCTTCTACGGGCACGGCTACGGTCCCAGCCCGCAGTGGAACGGTAACGTCATCGTAGAGAAGGGTGCCGCCAACGTTATCGTTCAGGACTGCACATTCTCGGACGGCAGGGAAGCGGTGGTCTACTTCCAGGCTCCCGGCCCGAACACCATGCACGGCTGCACAATCGACGGCACCGACGATCCCTACAGCATCGTTCACAGCTCATGGTCGCCCTACTTCGTCAACAATGGCGGCGCGGGCTGCACCATCACCGATAACGTCATCACGCACTCCGCCGACGCAGGTGCCTACGTCTTCCAGTCGACCGGCGACAACTGCGTCATCACCAGCAACACCGTGACCGGCGGCGATCCCACCGACAACTGGACGGTCAGCGGCTCAGGCAACACCGTCTCAGGCAACACCGTGAGCCCCTGATGGCACTCGTCACTGCCAACCTGGTCGCCGAGTACGTCGGCAGGCTCGCTAAGGCTGGTACCGCGCCCGGTAACAACGCCGACCCAACGAGTGTGTGGGACGACCTGGAGGGCAGCTACGACAGCGGCTCGATTACGACATTCGGTTGGACGACTTCCTCGGGATGGGCGGGGTCCGGCACATCTGGCGATCCCTACCGGATGGTGTTCGACGCCACGAACGACGACGTACCGTTGACCCTGGGTCTCAACAGCACGTTCGCGACCAAGACGTTCTCTATTGAAACGTGGTCGGCGCTACCGTCCAACGCAGGTGGAAGCCTCGGCATACTGGGCTGGTGTGATTCCAGCTACGCCAACGCCGTCGACATCCGCGTTACCTCGCATCATCTAGAGACGCACTTCGTGGTGGCGAGCACTGACGCCATCGTGAACGGGACGGCAGCAATAGACGACGGCGCGATGCACCACATCGTGGTCACGGCAGGCGGCGGTTACTGGACTGCGTATGTGGACGGTGCCGGGGTTGGCACACCTGCTGCTATCGGGGGCGGGACACTAGCCGCTTTCATCAAGGGTGCTCTTGGGGCCAATGCCGGTTGGCTCACCTACTGCATTCACTCAACGGCCACCCTGCGCCTCTACTCGGCAGCCCTCACGTCGGGCGACGTGGCGGCCAACTACGCAGCCGGTGTACTCGCTGCCAGCACAGACTCCAGCGCCCCCACCCTCACCACCACGGCCATCAGCGCTATCGCCGCCGACTCGGCCACCAGCGGAGGCAGCATAACTAGCGACGGCGGAGCGACGATCACCGCCCGTGGAGTCTGCTGGAACACGACCGGCACGCCGACCATCGCAGATAGCCACACGAGCGACTGATGGCTAGCGTCGGCCCCAACTATCCAGCCGGATACCAGTCTGGGGCAGTCGCCTGGACGAACCCGACCTACGGGTACGCTGACGACACATCGTTCGCCACCATCACCTCAGTAGTCAGGAATGAGTCGGACCTCAACTACTACTCCGACTTCGGGTTCGCCATTCCTACCGGCGCAATCATCAGCCAGGTTGCCGTTGCGTCCATCTACAAGATCAGCGCCCTCATCACAGGCAATGTCTTCGGCGTGCAGCTCTTCAAGGGCGGCACTACCGCCGTAGGTACTGAGGCGACGGGCACACCGGCTGCTACCAACACCGAGTACACGGTCACGCAGACCATTACCACCAGCCTGCCGACCGCAGGCGAACTGAACGCCACCGGGTCGACAGGCCTGAGAGTAAGGACGCGAGCAGCCACCGGTAGCGCCACCACATCTAGGGTGTGGTCGCTGGACTTCGTGAGAGTCACCGTCACCTACACTATCCTTGGCGGAGGCGGGACGCTCACCACCGGCAAGGCTGCAATTGCGGGAACCGGCAACGTCATCGTCAACTTCGCCAGCGAGCTGACCGGGCTCGACGCCGACACCACCTATCACGTCCGTTCCTACGCGACGAACTCTAGCGGCACCGCCTACGGTGACGAACTCGACTTCGACACAATAGGGGGTACGCCGGGCGGCAGCGGTGCCGTCACTGCCGGGGCTGCGGCGATAGCGGGTAGCGGCACCGTAAAGATTTCGGGCACGGGCACGCTCACCGCAGGCGCGGCCAAGGCCGCAGGCACAGGCAAGCACATCATCAAGGGCGTTGCCGTGCTGCTGGTAGCCGCTGCGGTTGTGGCGGGAGCGGGAAAGCTGGTCGTCTCCGGTACGGGAGCACTGACGACAGGCAAGGCGTCCGTCGCTGGGGCTGGTACCGTCACGCCGAAGGTCTCCGGCTCTGGTGCGCTCACGACAGCCAGGGCCACGGCCGCAGGCGTTGGCAGCGAGAAGACGGCGGGCAGCGGCACGCTGATGACTGGGGCCGCTCGCCTCAGCGCGGCAGGCAAGCTCAGGAACATCGGCACTGGTACCGCGACGACCGGGACGGCTACGGCCACCGGCAGCGGCGCGGTCCACTTTGCGGGTGCGGGTGCGCTCACCGCTGCGGCGATGAAGGCTACCGGCGTCGGCAGCGCGCACTTCGTCGGCAGCGGTACGCTCAGGTCAGCGGCATCGGCTGTTGCGGGCGTCGGGAAGCTCAGGGCTGTTGGTACGGGCGCTCTCTCCGCCGGAGCCGCACGGGTTGCGGGCTCTGGCGCGGCGACGGAGCCCGGCGCAATATCGGGTGCCGGTGCGCTAAGGGTCGGTGCGACAAGTCTCGCCGGGATCGGGCTCGATGCCGTCAATGTCAAGGACTACGGCGCTGTTGGCGACGGTGCGACTGATGACCTTGCGGCCATCGAGGATGCTGTCTCCGCAGCAGTGTCGCTCGGTGTCACGCAGCTCTACTTCCCCGAGGGCATCTACTACATAAGCGACGTGCTGGTTATCCCTGACGGCTTCGACCTCTTCGGGGACGGTACCGATGTTTCGGGCTGGGGCACCGTCACAACGGGCAAGGTTGCTGTTGCTGGCGTAGGCGAGGCCACCGTCACGTCGTCCACAGAGGGCGTCGGCGCACTCACGACGGGTACCGCTCGCATCGCGGGCATCGGCAGCGAGAAGACTAGCGGCACCGGAGCGCTGACGGTCGGCGCACCACGAATCGTCGGTACGGGCCATCTCCAGAATCACGGTGTAGGAGTCGTCACCACTGCCAAGGCAAGGGCTATCGGGACGGGGATAGAGAAGGTCGCGGGCGCGGGCTCACTCCGCACTGCCGCCATGGCCACCGCCGGGACTGGCAGGGAAGGGGTTCACGGCATCGGCTCGCTGACCACGGGCGCTGCTGGTGTGATCGGCACTGGCCGCCCACCGGGCCTTGGCATCGGTGTAGTGACCACGGCGAAGACCTCGGTAGCCGGTAGCGGTACCGTCTTCACACACTTTAGGCCGCACAAGAAAATAGGCGGTGCAGGTGGAATGGATATAGCGGGTACGCTAAGACCACTTACGAATAGTCGTGGTATAATAGACATAAGCAACGAAATAGAATTATTACCAAACAAGGGGGTCGCGAAGATATGAGTGTAACTCGAAACGACCTCGTTAGTCTGGTGAACGATGAGCTTGAGAATGTCGCCATGAACGGGCTAGCGGAGACGGTGGCAGACGGTACCACGAGCAGCTATCTCATCGCCCCCATGGGCTACGTAGTTTCGGACACTACCGGCACACTGGTCGTTACGCTCGATGACGCCGTGACCACGGCCTTCACGATGGACTACGAGACGGGCACCATCACGTTCACGGCTGCTCCGTCTGGTGGCGTCACCGTGCGCGTAACCTACAAGTACCTGTACTGGCGGACCCGTACCGTGGAACAGGCCATCAACGCCGCTATCGACAACCTCTTTCCAGCCTTCTACACAGCCAAGGCTGACACCAGTATCGCCATCGTGCCCGACAGCTATGAGTATGCGCTGGACCCGGCGACGCAGTTCGTCACCGCCGTTGAGACTCGCGCCGACGCCACCGGGGCCTACACGAAGATGGCGCGTAGCAAGTACGAATGGCTGGGCGACGGGGACCATCTGACACTGCGCTTCTTCGGTGCCCCCACCGGGTTCATGCGGGTGCGCTGCATCAACCGCCCCGCCCTACTGACCGCCACCACCAGCACACTAGAGACGACCGCCGGTCTGCCGACGCGGGCTAAGGACCCGATCATCTCCTACGCATGTTGGTACCTCCTGACTCAGAAGATAGCTCCCCGTATCCGCTCCGACATTGCCGTCAACACGCAGGGCGTCGGAACACTCTCGCCGCGTCAGATAGCTGACGGCACGCAGGCATGGATGATGCGCTACCAGTTGCAGATTGCCGCCAGTCGTATGCCGCCTTGGATGAGTCGGTGAGCAACGAGAAGTGCAAGTATTGCGGACGCCCCCTCGCCGGGGAGATTTGCCCCGCCCATGGATATGTTGGGAACCCCATTCCGGTGACACCCACCGTGCCCGGCGTCTTTCAGGCGTGGACACCCACATGGACCAACCTAACACTGGGTAACGGTACTCTAGTTGCTCGATATACACAGATTGGGAAACTAGTTCACGCATATCTCACCCTGGTCCTTGGTAGCAGCACATCCATCAGTGGGACTGTTGGCCTTTCGGCCCCCGTTGCTGCTCCATCCAGTGGTGTACCTATTCTGGCCGGGACCGCCTACCTCCTTAACTCGGGAAGTAGTTCCCAGACGGGCGCACTCTTAATCAACCACGATGACGGAGTGAACAAAGAGTTCCAACTAATCTACCAAGAACCGACCTACAACTACCACTCGGTTGTAGATGCTACACATCCGTTTACTTTTGGGGTTGGAGACGGTATATCGTTTACCGCGACCTATGAGGCGGGCTCGTGACCGACACGCTTAGGGGTGCCGACCTCCGCATCACGGACCAGGACGATACGTCCGTCGACTACGTGTTCGATCCGACTCAGCCTGCCGTCGTCCATGCCGCAACCTCCCCCAATGTTCCCCTCAATGCCGCTATGTCCACGCCAACTCAGGCGGGTGGGCAGTACGACGTAAGGGACACGGAGGGTGACAAGGCCATTACGCACCTTGACTGGATTCAGGGTGAGGGCCAGAAGACCCTAGACTCAGAGTCCTCGGTATACTCCCGATACCTTGAAAGCTCCTACGTTGACGTTTCCACAAAGGGGCAGCTCAAGCTGCTTCGTCCCGTGGTGAGCACCGAGGCAATGAACACCGCTGGTCCTATCTTCTCGGCCATAGGCTACATCTGGCTGGGGGGCTCTCTCGGCACACTCAAATACACCCCCGATGACGGCGCAACGTGGAGTAGCGCCACCATTGGCGGTACCGCGATCAGTTCTACGATAGGTGGGTTTACTACTGACGGCACAAGCCTCTACTTCAGTGTTCCCGGCGGTGCATCAACGGGCATCTGGTCCAACAAAGGCGCGGGGGTCGGAACCTTCGCGAAGTTCGGGACCACCGGCACGACCTCTCCCATCGAACATCTGGCCTATAACGGAGGCTTCCTCTTCGGTGCGACAGCCCTCGGGGCGGGACTGGTGGACTCCACAACCGGGGTTTACACGCAGAAGACGCCCGCCTTCCTCAACGGCACAAACCTGTCTATCGCCCTGGTGTCGGCTGGGAACGCCGTGTACTGGGTAGTCGCACAGAATGGTAGGTCGTATGTCTACAAGCTGACCTACGACTCGGCGGCTTCGACCATGACCACGGAACAGAGTGCTGAGTTCCCCGCCAGCTACATCGCTACCTGTGCCGTGGGCTACCTTGGCAACGTTGATGTTGGCGGATACTTCGAGAGCCAAATCCCCAATGTGGGCAAGGGAGCTGTCTACAGACTTGCCGGTGGAATGTCGGCCCTTCTGTTTGAGATCGGCGACGAGCCCGAGAAGACGGAGATTCCCACAGACGTTAGCAACGACAACAGGATCAGGGCGGCATGTATCGGCGTCAAGGACGAGTACTTCCTCACCGAGAGGGATTGCTATCGCTGGGACATTGACGACGGTGGACACTCCCACGTCTTCGACTTCATCGGCGCGGGGTCCGATGCGCGAATCACCACCGAGACGGCAAGCGACGTACTTCCAACTGGAGGCGTCATCACAACCGTTGGAGAGTACACGATTCACACCTTTACTGGTTCGGGGACGCTGGTATGTCCTCCCCGTGTTGATAAGTACGGCAACCTGTTATCCCCCATCAACGCAGAGGTTCTTGTGGTCGGCGGCGGCGGCGGGGGCTCCTCTGGTGGCGGCGGCGGGGGCAGTGTCCTCTCGGGAGTACAGGCAGTCAGCGGGAGTATGACGGTTACTGTTGGTGACGGTGGTGCCGGTGGCGCGGTACTGACTGCAAATGGGACTGTTGGGGTCGCCAGCGTTTTCGGTACATACACCGCAAATGGCGGGGGGTATGGTGGCAAGAATGCAGCGCAGGGTGGTGCGGGTGCTTCCGGCGGAGGTGGCGGTGCCGATAGCGCCGCGCAACATGCTGGTGGCGCTGCCACTGAGGGCCACGCGGGCGGTAGCTCGGGCAGCATCGTCGCACCGTATCCTGCGGGTGGAGGCGGCGGCAAGGGTGCTGCTGGACAAGCGGGGCAGGCAAGCTAATGTCAGTAACGGTAACTAGGACCGCTGGTTCGACAATTCCCGGTTCACGGTGGACCAACTTCAGCCCAAGTTTCCTTCAGAATAGAGACTCCTATCTCGCTACCTGCAATCTTCGGGCTGGTGATGCAGCGAACACTGCGATCTCTTCCAACTTCGGCTTCTCCATACCCCTCAACGCCACCATTACTGGGATTTCTGGGGCTGCTTATTGGTGGGGAAGTAATACGGGAAGTTACATATACCTTAGTCTCCAAGGGTCGACCATCGCCTACGATACGGGTGCCGTATCGGGAAGATGGGTAAGTGATGGCGCTTACAGGACCCTGTGTACCCCCGCACAGGCGAATGATCCGGGCTATCTAAGCCTCGGGGTGGATGTCGGCAGAACTACAGGAGCAGCGGTCAACGTCCATATTGACCAGATAACGGTCAGCATAACGTATGAGCCCTACGTCGCTCCAGCTCCTCCCCCTCCTCCGGCTCCCAATGGAACAACTGTTCCGACGAATGTAGTAAATGTCACCTTTTCTGGAGCGACATCTACGACTGTTTCGTTGGCGGGAAATGTTGGGGGCGATGGGGGATCGGCTATTTCAGCCGTGGGTTTTTGTGTCGCTAAATTTCCGAACTCGGGGGCAAGCACCGTTGGGGGTGCGGGGGGGGTTGGAGAGTTCTCATTTACTCAGACCGGACTGGAACCATCCACGCTTTACTACGTTAGGGCGTATGCAACAAATGCGAATGGGACCGCCTACAGCCCCAATGGCACATTCTCCACCACTCCGCGAAAAGCTGGTGACGGTGGGACTGGATTTGTCAGCGGTATGTCCGGTCAAATGGTGGGTTACGCAGGCGGCGGCGGCGGCGGTATGTTCGGCGTGGGTTCCGGTGGTGGGGCACGGCACGGCGGGGGTGCGGGTAGAAGTCCGTATGAGGGTTGGGGAAACCCAGGAATCATCAATACCGGAGGTGGGGGTGGCGGGACGGGTGCGCAGTACGCCGGTGGTGCGGGTGGCTCGGGCGTCGTTATCATACGCTATAAGACTGCCGATGCTGTCGCGACTTCTCCATCACTAAGCACGAGTATCTTCCGCCCCTCACTCGCCTATCGAGCGGGAAGGCTATTTGCTCCGTACTCCAAAGGTGAGGACGCCATGATTCTCACCATCACGGGCAACACTCTGGCTAACCCAACCATTGTCACCACGTCAGCAGCCCACGGCATTCCAGCCGCCACGGCTCAGGTGGTAGTGATAGCTGGAAGCGTGGGCTCCGTGCCCCTCATCAACGGCTCATACGTGGCAACGAGGGTAAGCGATACGACCTTTTCTATCCCCGTCAACGTGACGACTGCCGGGACGGCGGGCCTGGTTCTCTACAACCACAGTGTCGGCTGGGCGCTAACCGCTGGTGGATACAACGACATCGGCTGGATCACGCAGTCACCGACCACATTCCACACCGGCTCAATGAAGAAGGACTTCAGGTACGTCTCAGTGTCGCACGACGTACTTCCAGACGGGGCTACCGTCAGACCTATGAGCTGGCTGATAGACGGTGTGTACGGTACAGCCAATGGACAAGCCTACAGTCCGCAGGAAACCCGCTTCCCGATTGACCAACAGGGCTACTCCATCGAGACGACTATGGGGATGACCCCTGACTACACCAAGGCTATCTCTCCGCTTGTTCACGGTATCAACGTCATCTGGAACTTCGTAAAGAACAAGAAGCACACCTACTCTCTTGATTGCAGGAGCGGGGCGAACGCTGGTAAGTGGGGGGGGGACCCAGAGACGGCGCTGAGGTTCCTCTACGCCACCGCCAACGAGCGGGCCACCTTTGAGGATAGGTTCGCCGGTGTCTACCAAGGAGCAATCGAGACAGTGGAGTTCACGCCTGCGCCCACCTCCTCCTCCGAGGGTCCGAGCGGCTTGGCCAAGATCGTCGTTCGGGAGCAGTCGTGACGGAGCAGGCATTCAGAGAAGAGATGGTCGCGCGGGTGGCATCGCTCGTGGTTGCGGTAGAAGCGCTCAAGGACGTTTCCGAGGCTCAATGGGCTCGCATTGAGGACCGATTCAAGGCTCAGGAGGACGCCACCGGCCTCGCCCTCACGGCGGCAGAGAAGGCCAACGACAAGGCTGAGATTCTCGCCTCCGCTCGCTCAGCACAACAGGACGAACGGATCAGCGACCTAAGTACCCGCGCGGAGAAGGGTGCGGGTCGTGGAGAGGGTAGTAAGGCCACCCTCTACGGCGTTGGGTTCGCCATCTCCACCGCCGCCGCCGCAGTCACGATCATCATCCTGCTCAGCCAATAGGAGGTGCTCCATGTCTCTTGAGACCGTACTCATCGTACTCGTTGTCGTAGTTATCGCGGTCGTTCTGCTAAGACATATCTAGCTCTACAAAGGGGTTGCGGATGGTTGACGCGGCCCTTTTTCATGCTACAATAAGGCTAGGGTAAACTAGAAGAAGTGGAGGGAAGCCTTGCCACAGTGTAGCGTAGTGCATCGTGCTTACAGTAGAGCCTATCGCGTAGAACACCGGGAGGAGGACAAGGGGGAGTACGCAGAGTTCGCCGAATGGCTCCAGATACTGAGAACTGTCAGCGGCTGCGAGGACTGCGAGACGCACGAGGGCTTGCTGGAACATCACCATGTCGATCCGTCCACCAAGAGATACAACATATCCCGGATGTATCACTTCTCCATCGATTCACTCGAAGAGGAGCTGGAGGCTTGCGTTGTCCTGTGCAGGCCGTGTCACAAGGCTCGCCACAAAATTCTGAATGTCAACACAAACTAGAGGGAGGATGCTTGTGCCGACGAACATTGCCACAACGAAGAAGATGCTGATCTATGCCGAGAACCACCTTGGGTGTACGCGGGGGACGATAGCCGTACCCAAGGTGAGTACGCTAGTCCCCGTGTGGGGCACGGGGAAGCGCACGCTAGCATGGCGTGTCTCTGGACACATGCACAAGCACGGCAAGCCGGTGTTGCAGTCGACGCAGAAGACGAAGGAGCTGGTGGCCCAGTTGTTCCCGAACCTGCTTCCTCCGCTCCACATCATCCATCCGGACTACAAATGGAACGGTGCGCCGGTCGCGCGGCGGGGCGGTCCTCCGGGCACCGTCTGGCATCACGCCGCCGGATTTGGTAGCCCCGAGGAGATTCACGCCTACCACGTGAAGATTGGAGACCGCGGCATCGCCTACACCCTTTACATCCGCCGCGACGGCAAGGTCTACGCCGGTCGCCCCGAGAACACCATGGGCGCTCACTGCCTCGGCCACAACGATTGCATCGGCGTCTGTCTTGAGGGGAACTACGAGGCACACGATGACATGCCGACCGCGCAGCTCAAGGCCGCGCAGGCAGTCCACCGCTACCTGAACAAGAAGTACGGACGACCTGACTGGCAGCACAAGAACATGAGCGGGAACAGCACGGCGTGTCCCGGAAAGTTCTATCACTTCGGCAAGATCACGCAGTGAGCTTAATCCACTGTGAGCAGTGCTGCGCCCACCACCACAAGTGCGCGTTCATAGTGCTTGCCATGCGTGGGTATCGCGAGCTTTGGGGGGAGCCCAGCCCTATGGAGTGTGCGTTCTTTACTGACCATCAGGACCCGGCTTGTAGAAAGCCACGGCCCGAGAAGATGGTCGCTGGTCGCGACTTCGACTGATGAAGTTCATCACAAAAGTAATCAACTATGAGCCCGGAGATGTCTTCACCCTCACCCTGTTCGGGGACCAGCACAGGGGCAACGTCAACGCCGACAAGGGTCGCATGAACATGGTGCGCGACTCCATCCTGAGCGACTCCCACGCTCTCTGGATACAGGCGGGTGATTCCCATGACTGCATTGATCCGAAGGACTCACGCCGCTGGGACAGCAAGGCCATCGACTACAGCATCATCCCCCCAGAGCGAACCGACAAAATGAGTGACGAGGTGAAGCGTGATGGAGCAGAGTTTTTCGGTCCTATTGCCGGAAAGTGTTTGGTATTCCACCGAGGCAACCACGAGGAGTATCTCGACAAGTGGAACGGCACCGAGGTGGGTCGTGACATGTGTCAGCGAATGGGCATCGAGGATGTATATAGCGAAGGAATGTGTACCACGACGCTCCAGTTCAAGGACAAGAACAAGCACGTTGCCGAGTTCGTAATCAACAGTGCTCACGGGTCGGCGGTGCCGCAGTCAGACGGGGCTGGGATCACCAGCATGACCAAGAAGCTCACGCACTTCAAGGATGTTGACCTGTTGGTCAGGGGCCACTCTCACCGCTGCTTCTTGCAGCCCGTTGCCAGTCTCTCGCGACGTAAGAATGTAGAGGACCTCGTGGACCGGGTGAGCTGGGTCTGCCACTCAGCATCGTACCTACAAACCTACGCCAAAGATCGTAACTGCTACGGCGAGGCCAAGGACTACAGCCCCACGGTCCTGCTCACTCCCCGCCTCGTCTTTACGCCTATTCGGAACAAAGTCCACGTGGAGGGCCGACTATGAAGCGTAAAGAGTGCTTGACATGCATGTATTTCAAGCAGGAGGAACGGCCTATCGGCAAATGCGAAGTCACCAAGCAGTGTAGGTTAGCGTGGCACGGCTGTACCAAGGACTATCTCCGCAAGGAACAGGTGAACGAGTGAAGAGTGTAGCAAAACCCAGGCCCCGCCCTTACGTCAAGGACCCTGACGTGTGCCGCACCTGTCGGCACGGACAGAATGGGTGCCCGGCAGCGGAGCACCTGGGCAAGGGTGTCTGCGCGTGCATCAGCTACTTCCCAGCGATGCAGACAGCCTGATGGGGCTCCCGCCTACCGTCAAGATATGCGACAGGGTGTACACCGTCACCGTGCAGCCCATGGGCGACGATGCCACGGGGGCCTGCTGCAACTGTCGTCAAGACATCACCATCGACCCCGACCAGCATCCGGAAACTCAGGCGTCCGTACTTCTGCACGAGGTTATTGAGGCCATCAACGCATCTATGTACCTAGAACTCAGGCACGACACGATCATGGCGCTGGAGGTAGCGCTGTATGGGGTACTCGTTTCCAACGATCCGTGGTGGGGGGTGAGAAAATGAAGCAATTGTCCGACTTTCTGTCCGGCAACAAGACCTACATCATCGCCGTGGTTTCCATTGTCTACGGCGTGCTTGCTTACGAGAAGATCGTACCAAACCCGGACCACCTGGGCCTTTTGATTGTTCAGATCGGTGCTCTGTCCATTGGATTCCGTTCTGCGCTGGCCAAATTTATGGAGATTATCAACGCGAAGCCGTAAAGAGGATGGTAGCGGACATCACTTAGTGTGCTAGGATGCTTACAGAAGACTAACGGGAGGCCCGCTACGGCGGGCTTTCCCAGCCAAAGGAGAGAGATGGACTTTCAGCCCGTTAAGAACGCCATAGCCGTCATCAGCGTTGAGAACGTGCAGATAACTCAGGGCGGGAACCCCCCGACCAAGGTAAAGCTCACTTGCGGTAGTCAGTTCACGTGGAACTACAATGCGAAGCAGGGCAACGTCAACTGCGCCGCCATTATGACCATCGGTGCTCGCATCAAGATCAGCTACGACGTGGTTGAGTCCACCAACCATCCCGGCACCATGATGAAGTTCATCAATGAGGCCGTGCCCGCCCAGCCCGGAGAAGCCTACACGTTCCCGCAGAAGGAGAAGTGGACGGGCGACAGCAGCGGCAGCAGCACCGGCGGCAGCGCGTCCTTCAGCAAGGAGGGTCAGTTCCGTACCCCCGTGCAGATTCAACGTCAGGAGATCGCTTCTGCGGTAGCCACGCTTTACGCCGGCAACGCGCCGACAGAAGACGACTTCCTTTCCTACTGTGACAAGGTGCTGGCGTGGGCAGACATGACTCCGGCCGCCACCTTTCCAGATACTACTGGAGCAGGCGATGGAAGTGTTCTCAGCCAAGCCCCTGTGAGCCTCGCTGATATGCAGGCCCCTGCTGCTAGCGACGATGACGACATACCATTTTGATAGTAAGATGAAGGAGAGCACACGGTGAGCAATCTGCTACCGCCATTCCACAAGGTGATGTTCTCCGCCTTGGAGTGCCACCTTGCCAACGACCGCATCGCTGATCTGGAGGCGGAGAACGAGCGGCTGAAGGCTGAACGAATCTCCGTCGACAATGTCATGCGCGCCACATTGAGCGAGCTTGGGGGTGGACCTTGCGACGACCCGGTGATTCTGGCGAGCGAGGTCGTGGCCGAGGTGGCAAGCCTGCAATGGAAGCTCGGGGAGAAGGGGCTGGTATGAGTATCAACCCCGGCATGATGAGTAGCACCACGAGTGAGTGGGCGACCCCACACGGTCTGTTCGGCGAGTTGAATGCACAATACGGTCCCTTCACGCTTGACCCGTGCTGCACCGATTACAACACAAAGTGCGACGAGCACTTCACCGCTATTGAGGATGGCCTATCGCAACGGTGGACCGGGCGGGTGTTTATGAATCCGCCATATGGAAGGCAGATTGGAAAGTGGCTTCGCAAAGCCTACGAGTCGTGTTCCAGTGGAGACGCAGAGATCGTTGTCTGTCTCGTCCCGAGCCGCACGGATACGGCATGGTGGCACGACTACTGTATGAAGGGTGACGTGACGTTCATCCGCGGGCGAGTCTACTTCCAGCAGGAAGGCAAGACAGACAGAGCCCCGTTCCCTAGCGCAGTTGTGGTGTTCGGCACCGGCGTACCGGCACGATACGAATGCGACCGGGAGTTCTGATGAAGAAGGTACCCGACAAGCTGCCGGAGAAGTTTCCCAAGAAGATAGTTGAGGGTCCGAAGATGGACTACAGCGGAGTTGCGTTCCCAAAGCCGGTCAAGAAAAAGAAGAAAGGGTGGGGTAAAAAATGACGCTGCTTGAGAGGTTTGCAGAGAAGGTTCTCATAGGCGACGACTGCTGGGAGTGGACTGCCGGTAAGTATGCATCGGGCTATGGCAGCATCTACGATGGCAACGGCAGGGCTGAATATGCTCATCGAGTGGCGTATGGGCTATTCGTGGGTGAGATTCCGGAGAGCATGTGCGTCCTTCATCGTTGCGACAATCCTGGCTGCGTGAAGCCCGGACATCTTTTCCTTGGTACTCAAGCCGACAACATGAGGGACATGAATGGGAAGGGTCGGGGTGTGGTCCCCGACATAAGGGGCGAGCGGCACGGACAGGCCAAGCTCTCCAGCGAAAACGTTCGGTCCATCCGATACCTTGTGAATGCTGGGTTTACGCAGGTAGAAATTGCCACGCTGTATGGCGTATCTCAATCAATGGTTAGCCTCATTGTCTGTGGAAAAAAGTGGGTGTCCGTATGACTCTCCTCGCAAATGTTTATGACGAGTTTCTCCAAGCGCGGCAAGCTGGAGACAAGGAAGCTGGATTGTGTTTTTACAATGTTTTCCTAGAGCCTAAAGTTGAAAAGGTTCGGGACCCATTTCGCCTGTATGCAACAGATATTGGGAAGTGCCCGAGGCAAGTTTGTTATCGGTTACTCTCCACCACCAAGGACTATGAATCTCCAGAGGCTAAGCGTAACGCAGCTCGCATGTACGACGTTGCTGAGTTTATCGAGGCCATGCTGACCGCTGCCTTCATGTGGAAGGGATGGCTCATCTCCCACCAGACTCCGGTACCGTTTGCGGGTCGTCAGAACTGGGGTGGCCGCACCGACCTGATCGTGGAGCTTGACGGCAGCCGGCGCATCACCGAGGTCAAAACACACCGGGGAAACGCATCCAACTACACGCTCCCCAAGGTGCCCCATGTCCATCAGGCATCTTCTTACCACTGGGAGCTGGTGAAGGAGTACGAGTTGGACGCCATGCCACTACTGTGGTACGTGAGTCGTGATGGCTCTGGCGAGCCGAACGAGTACGCGGTGCCCCTTGTCAAAGCCGAGATGACAGCGCTTATGGACGAGCTGGAAGAGGCCCGCGCCTACGTATCCTTTGAGGGCGTGGGTCACTTGCCCCCGAAGCTCGACAAGGTGCTACAGCTAAGGAGTTACGGAAAAACCATAAGCTGTGAGCCTGATTGGCAGTGTGGCTACTGTGACTACGCGGGCACCTGCAAGCCCGACACGAGCAAGAGCACATGGGCCGTGCTCGACGAGCTGCATGGTTGGACTGTGAAGAAGGCTGCCGACGTGGAGAAGCTGTCGCGGTGGGGAGAGACTCATGCTGAAGAGATGCTACATCCGGTGGTGATCTCGTGAGCAGCGCAGCAGCTTCCCGAAGGGGTTTCCGCGAGCAGGAGGGGCTCCTCGCCCGCATTGCCACGCTGGATGCGGAGGCCAAGGCCCAGGCCCTTACGCTGCACTGCACCAATAAGCTGTACGAGTCTCGGGGGGAGTACATTGCCGAACTGGAGGCGGCAGCCAAAACGAGCATCTGCATCTTCTGCGGGACCACGATGGAGAAGGACATCAACGTCATGCTGGCCCACGCTGAAGAGTGCGAAGAGCGACCGGAGAATGAGTTGATGAGGCGCATCGCCGAGCTGGATGCACGGATTGAGGAACTCAACCACGTAGTCGCACCGTTGACTGCGATGGAAACTGAGGCGGTCAAGGCGCTCGGCCCACTGCTGGAGGCGGGAGATGCGCTACACCGTGCCGAGCAGGCCGAGGCCGAACTGGCGCAAGCGCAGGCAAAACTGTGGCTCACGGAGCAGAACCTGGCGAAGGCTGAGATGGAGAAGAGGGAGACGGCTTGACAACCACGACCCTGGTCCCGCCGCACGATCTGAAGGCGGAGCAGGCACTTTTAGGTGCCATGCTGGTCAACCCGGATGCTATAGGCGTGGTCAGCGATATGGTCGTTGCGAGGGACTTCTACAAGGACATCAACGGGAGTATCTTTGAGAGTATCCTGGGCGCTTGGACTTCCAACACCGGGAGCGCAGACACGGTTACGATCAGCGCCAAGTTCCCCGATGATGGCGGCTACATCCACACACTAGCTGAGTCCTGCCCCGTGGCTACAAACGCTACCCACTATGCGGGCATTGTCAAGGCTACGGCTACCCAGCGTGACCTCATTCGTGCCGGGCACGAGATCGTTGAGCTGGGCTACAAGACGAGTGACGAGCCGGGGATTCTGCTGGACGCGGCTGAGGCCAGGGTCTACAGGCTGAGGCCCAACGTGGCATCCGATACGGAGTCGCTCAAGAGCGTGGCTGCGACCATCATCGATGAGTGTATTGAGAAGAAGGCACCAGACACCGTGAGTACCGGCTTCGCCGCCTTGGACGAACAGACCACGGGCATGTACAACGGCAACCTCATGCTCATCGGGGCTCGGCCCGGCATAGGGAAGACCAGCCTTGCCCTCAACATCGCCCGTAACGTGGCGAGCGAGGGCACGGTGGCCTTCTTCAGCCTGGAAATGAGCAAAGCCGAGCTGACGGAGCGGATACTGTGCGCCATCGCCAACGTGTCCCTCACCTGCGTGCGCTCCCGTAACCTCGGGCATGAGCAGACATCTAGGCTCATGAAGAGTCACGACGTGTTTTCGGCTCTCGACATGGAGATCATCGACAACCCCTCACTCACCCTGCTATCACTCAAGAGCAGAGCCCGGCAGCTTGCCGCCCGTAAGCGGGTCAGGCTGATCGTTGTTGACTACCTTCAGCTTCTCACTCACGGTAGTAGGCAGGAGTCACGCTTCGTTGAGGTGTCGTCAATTAGCAGAGAGCTGAAGGCGTTGGCTCGGGAGCTGCACTGTCCGGTGCTGGCACTCTCCCAGCTCAACCGCGAGTCTGAGTCACCCCTCGGTGACGGCAAGCCAAAGCTCTCCCAGCTCCGTGAGTCGGGTTCTCTTGAGCAGGACGCCGACACGGTTCTTCTGCTGTCCCAGCCCCAAGAAGAAGGCGGAGCGAAGACGATCTCCGTTCACGTGGCGAAGAACCGGCATGGTCGTACCGGATCGGTGGACCTACTCTGGCTTCCTAGTTTTTGCAGATTGGAGAACTTCTGATGAGCACTCGCAAAGTAGGCAGGCACTTTCAATTCATGGACGAGGTCCATGCGGTCGTTCCGCTGACAGGCGACCAGGCTGAGGCGTTCGAGTCGCTGGGTGCCATTTGCAAAGAGACAGAGACTTTGAAAGCCCGCATCGCCGCGCTGGAGGCGGAGAACAAGACCGACAACGGCATCATCTCGGGACTTGCAAGCGTCGTCAAGGAAGCGGGAGAAGATTTGAAGCAGGCCGAGGCCGCACTGGCGGAGCGGGACAGGCGGCTTGAGGGTTTCAGGCTATCCATCGTCAGGCGAAAGCAAGAGGCGGCATTGTATGGAGACAGTGCTGAGTGGGAGGGGCTGTCAATTGCACTCGGCATCTTCGATGATTGGCGCGCCCGTGAGTGAATCCAAGTTCTGCGCAGAGCTGGCCGAGTACGCCGAGAGGCTGGGCTTCGAGGTGTGGCCGGTCAACCAGACTCGAAGCCAGCCCAAAACCTACATGAAAAAAGGACACGCAGACCTAGTTTTGTTTGGACACAATACTACTTTATACGTAGAAACAAAGGTTGACAGGAACAAGCAGTCCGAGCCGCAGAGGGTCTTTGAGCAGAGTGCTACGCGGAACGGCAGCCTGTATTGGATCATACACAGCACCGAGGAGTTTCTAGTTTGCGGAAAGGAGAAGGGATGGTGGCGATGACATCTACGGACATAGCAAATAGGAAGTGGACCCGCGCTAGGAGTTGCCTGCTTTGCGGCTACACGCCTTGTGATCCCCATCACTGGCCATTGCGCAAGGGGCAGGGTGCGGGGGATGGCCTGCTGGAGATGGTGCCCCTGTGCAGGACGCACCACAATCTTGCCCACGAGGGTGACCATCAAGTACTAACCCAGCTAGAGGCAGCGGGGAAGGTCTACCACGACTTCATACGCCTGCTTCACAAGATGGTAAAGGAGAATCATGCCTGTAACTGATCGGGAGAACCTAAACGGATACATGACGCCCGAGGACTCTGCGTCGGCGTCAATCGACCAGTCGGACAAGGCGTTGGGGTACGTGATCGGGGAGCTGATGCAACTCTACCTAACGAAGCGAAACCTGCGAATGACGCTCTGTGAGTGCGAAGATGAAGAGGAGATGGCAGATTTGGAATACACGATGAAGTTGATCCGGGGGGAAGAAAGCAGCCTGCACCGCATTGAATCTGGTCTACAGAGCCGCCTGAAGGTGGCGACATGAACAAGGCATCACCAGTCGGCGGGTCGCCACCTATGCTCTGGCCCAATGTGGTTCTTAATCGTGATGGGCACCAGTGCATAACGCATCACATGGATGATGGCTACTCTAAGCTTGCTTATGAGACTCGCATAGTCAAGCTTGCGCGTCAGGTTGAGAAGCTATCGTACATGCTGGATTTGATGGACGTGTATTCCAGTCTTAGCATGGAAGGAGCAGCAAGGGAATGGCAACGCGAGCACGCAAGCCCAAGGTGAGAGTCACCACTGGCTACGTTGTTGAGGACTTTGACTCCGTTAGCTCAGGCTACGGGAACCTGACGGGGAAGACCCTCACGCGTGGACAGGCGATCCGGCACTTCTGCTGGACCTGTCAGGGCGGGCACGAGTCTGACTGGCGGCTGAGCGACGGAAGCGTTGAGAAGGCAAACCGGCCTTACGACGAGGTAAAAGCGTGTTCTGCCACCACCTGTTATCTTTTCCCGTTTCGCACTGGACGAGCACCTACTTTTAGGCCCACAGGAGCCGCAAAAGTGGCCGTTTCGAGCACCTCTAAGGTGACTTGATGGCTTCAGAGGGTACAGAGTGCTTGGAGCGTATCTCAGAGGGCAAATCAATCAGAGGGGGACGACGTGATTGTCTTGGCGCAGATCATCGGCATCGTTGCCGGAGTCTTCATCTTCTGCTGCGCGGTGGAGATATGGAGGCTGTCGTGAGCGAGTACCCGGCCTGGCAAGCGTTCCAAAGCCTAGTGAGAGAGTCCTTCTGCTTCAGAGTGACCGCTGGAGCGGTGGCCTTTGCCGCCAAAGCCGCCCTTGCCGAACAAATAGAACGCGCCGAACGGGCTGAGTCCGAACTGGCGGCCCTGAAGACCGAGAGGAGCACGACGTGAGCGACCTGACGCCACAGGAAGAAGACTTCGGCTTGGTCTACGACTACCTACCAGCCGAGGGTCACCCGCAAGACGTGGAGGAGGACAAGTGCCCGTACTGTGCGCTGCGCCGCATCCACTCCCGCATCGCCGAGCTGGAGGCGGAGCGCGACGAAGCCATGGCGACGATGTACCACGAGCGGGGGAACAAGGAGCAGGCCGAGGGCGAGCTGGCTGAAGAACAACGGCTGCACGAAGCGTCTGAGGTCAACGCCGGGAAACTCATACTCCAATACTGCAGGGCAAAACTGAAGGCCGAGTCGGAGGCCAAGCGGCTGCAGTCTGTCATCGCCGCCGCTATGAAGGGGTACGACGCAGAGAGGGACTAGCCCTCTGCCCGCTTCCCCGCCTCCACCACCGCCGCATTCAGCGCCGCCACCGACCGCTCACGCACTTGAAACAGGCTATCAGCGAGGTTGAACATGAGGATAGATTACCACAGGCAAATCAATCAGAGGAGCACGACGTGAGCACGGAACAGGGACCAGCGGCGATGGCGTGGGCCGCGTGGAAAGATGGCACCGGAACGCTAGACCTCCAGGATGTCTTGCGCGGCATGAACGCAGCTGACGCGGCCATCGCCGAGCTGGAGGCCGCGCTGGCGGAGCGGGACCGGATGCTGCTCTTGATGGTAGGTGAGTATCGCAGAGTCGCAGATATAGACCTCATCGTCGATGACGAGATGGTGCTTGCAGACCTCCGTGCCCGCCCCGATGAGCGCCCGATGAGTTCCCGTAGGTAGGAAGAGGGGGCCGGGGAAATACCCTAGCCCCCTCTTCTCGTTAAGCTGCGAGCGTCTCTCTCAGCACCGCTCCGTCCCTTAGTGCCGGGTCCGTTCTACAGTCTTCACAGACGTACCCCTCGAACGTGACCACGGGCTCCAAACCCTCCTCAGTGCCACAGTGCATACAGGCGGTGGTTGGCAAGCTCTCCCTCCTATCTCTTGCCGTTCTTCCCGATTGCGGCGCGCGCAACCTTGGCGCGGGCAGCCTGCGCCGCGTGCCTCTTACCTTCGCCATCTCTACCGTGTGCTCGAAACCATTCCTCAAGCTCGCTGATGCGATAGCGTGCCTCTCCACCGGGCAGCGGTAGATAAGGAAACCCTGGCTCTCGCTTCAACTTCGATAGGTACACGGCACCAAATCCGAACGTCTCACAGATCACGGCCCCGCTGTAGTATTGCTCAACGGGTACATCGTCTACCGTTACCTTCGGCCTAGGCATGACAAACCTCCCTTCTCGCCTATTATCGTTGCGTAGTGTAGTCCTGGCGGCTGCTAGGTGTCAAGCCTGTACCCCTTGCCCCGCTGGCTTATCAGCATCACACCTCTTCGGGCGAAATACCGCCTAGCAGCGCTCATGGCGCAGTCCACATTTTTGTGTGACCAGCCCAGACTCCGATAGTATCCATAGTAGTCGGTGAAGTCGGGGTGACTGAGCAGGCGCTCCCGCACCTCCGGCACGATGGAGCCACCCTTGGGCCTGGGTGCCGTCTCAGCAAGGCTCCGCTTCTTCAGGCACACCTCACAGTATAGCTCTAGGTTGTAGCCGCTTAGCAGGTTCCCGCAAGCGCAGCGGCGCTCGATGGGCACATACTGGACGTTTGCGCCGCCCCGTGCGATCGAAGTAGCCGTTAGCGGGCTGTACCTGCTCCCGCCTATCTTGCCCCGCGTGGACGATAGCGATTCCCTCATTTCGACTCCTTGGCGCAAGCGTAGCAAGTAGTGAACCCGCTACCGTCCTGGGACAGGGCTCTGTACTGCTTATACACGGAGCCGCACGAACACTTCCACGTCCCATCCACCAGCCCCGGATGCACGGCCTCGAAGGCGTCGAGCAGGGCGATGCAGCGGTTGCAGCCAAAGCGCTCTGCGTACCCCGCATCGCTGTGTGACTGCGTGAGGTCGAGAGCGAGGCCGACCATCGCATCCCGCAGTTCGTCGAGCGCGCTCATCGGAGCGGCTCCCCAATCTCCTCTTCGCAAATATCACGGATGTCATCAAATAGGCCCCTCAGCTTGAGGATCGTGGCCTCCTGCTCAGCGATGAAGGTTGCGCGGTCCTGAGCCTTGCGACGCCAGAACTCTAGCTCTGTCTCTTCAATCGGCGGTGCCGTCTTGTACATGGTTTCCACGTCTGCTCCCTTGGCTGGGTTAGTGGTAGTGGCCGACGAAGATGCGCCAGCCTATAATTAGTATGGCTGCGTATATCCAGATCATGCTACGTCGCATCTCAGTTCGGCTAGGCAGGTGGTACAGCCCCTGCCGGGAGCGCCACACACCGGGCACTCGAACTCGGAGTAGCCGAGCGCTGAAGCCTCCTCACTGGGGTCGTGGGGACATCCCCAGCAAACCTCGGGGTCGTCCTTCATGCGCTGGAAGTCGGAGCAGAAGCCGCAACCGTTGTCGGGTCTGCTATTGTCTCCCCATGGGGCGCTCATGGCGTTTCATCCTGCGCCCAGCGCACCAGCTCGGCTATAGCTTTCTCAAAGCCTGCGATACGAGCCTCAAGTCGGGTAACTTCGTCCAGGCTCTCGATGTAAAGCTTCTCAAGCTTCTCAAAGTCTGCTAGCGTGGGCTGCCAGTCTGGGAGCGCTTCCTCGATGTCGTCTTGGGTAAATACGTCACAAGCCGTGTGGCTGGTCCCAGTATCGGGGCAGTCCTTATCCGTGCATGATCCACAGGTCAACATGCGGGCACCTCCACCTCTTCCTCGAAACCCTCAGCCTCGTAGGCCAGAAACGCCTCATCTATGATGCGATCCTTCTCGGCTTCCTCTACCTCCAGTTGGTGCATGTGCTGTTGGTAACGGTCCCACTCCCAAGAGTCGCGTTCTTCGTCAGTCATCATCGAATCGCCTCTCGTAATCGTCCGCTAAGTCCTGCTTCACGAGATTGAAGATGTCGGCGTACCCGCCCCGAATCTTCATGTACCTTGTCCGGTTGTGCATAAAGGTGTCCAGCATCCACGTCAGTTGAGCGATAGCGGCGTCGGCAGCGTCACGAATACGAGACATCTGCTCCCCGCTGAATGGCGGGAACCCGCTGTGGTTGATGTCATGCCTCACGGCCTCATACTCGTCAACAGCACTCATGCTGCCTCTTCCCTCGGATTGCCCACTAACTCGCTGTCTGCGTCGATCTTGATCTCTTCCGTCCATCTCCTGTTAGCCTCAACCGTGACCAGTGCGCGAGCCTCGATAAGTGACTCGATCAAGTCGTCAAGCGTTTCCGAGGAGTTGATGTCAAAGTACAGCCTCATACCGCCACAGAACGGCAGGATGTGAGCGTCGGTCGTCGTGACGTGTACGTGGACCTCGCTGATGTCGGAAGGGAGCACGGAAACACCGGCCTCTTCCCTGTTGATAGTGCTCACGTCGTGCTCCCCTCGGAGTCGAACTCTTGGTCGCCCGACTCAAGATACCAACCGTCGGGGTCCAGCTTGGCAGCGCACGTAGCACACAGAACCCAAGGCCACGCGCCGTTATCCACAAACGACGGCGCACGCATAGCCATTAGACATCGCGGGCAAGCGATTGTGCTCATGGTGTCCCTACCTTCCAAGCCTCGATGATGTACCTGACAGGCACGGCGTGACCGTACACGTTCCCACACATATTGCAGGTGACTACCTGATCGGCAGCTCCCCAGTCTCCTCGCTCGTCACAAAGGCGGGAGCAGTGGGAGTCAGCTCCGCAATTTGGGCAGCACAACTCCTGGGTGGCGGTGGCAGTCATGGCGCTGCCAGCCAGAACAGTATGCAAAGGTCGAGCAGGATAACGGCGGTGGCGGTGGTGAACAGACACCACGCGATGACATCGGCTGCGCTTGTGATCCTAAACATTGCGCACCACCGATACGGGCCGCACGTGGTTCCACGCGATAGGTGGCATACAAGCGGGGTAGTGATACGGGCCGGGGTCCTTTGCGACGGTTCGTGTGCCGTCACGGTGCTCTAGTGTGTGCGTCGTCTCGCCGCGTGTGCCAGTAATGGGCAGGCCGCAGGCTTTGCAAGTATCGCTCATTTGTGTCTCCTCTTGGCTGGGTGTACACTGTCTCGGTCTGCTCTTGGCTGGGTGGACGGAGGGCCGGGGGCGCGAACCCCCGACCCTCACTCTCCAGTTTACCCGGCAACCCGATGGCGGCGGTCTAGAAACTCGGTTGCGGCTTCGGTAATAGCATCTTCACGTTCTTGATCGGTGAACCTGTCCCAATCGGTGAGCATTAGGCGGATGATTTCCTTGATTTCCATATCCTCTATAGCGCGCATGGTGTCCCTCCGTTAGCCTTTGGTCAATCCTACACCCGATGGCGGTGCGTAGTCAAGCGTCAGTTAGTCGTCGTCGTCCTCGTCCTGCACCTCGCGCAGCCATTCGTACCCCTCAGCGAGCAAGGCCTCATACACGTTCGCTGTGATAATGTTCGCGGGAGTAGGTGAGCCGTCAAACGCAGGGCCGCACTCGGGCTCGGCTGTTGCCAGCCCGATATCATCAGCAGCCAGTCGCATGAGGTCGGCCGTGTAGACCGGTACGGCGGAGTCGGCGTACTCGTGTAACACGTCTTCGGGCTCGGAGGATTCTAGGATGTTATCGCGGTCCGTTTCGAGTGTGTCTCGGAAGTCTGCTAGCAATCCTCTCAGTGTGCTGGTGTCTTCGCTCATGGTGCGTACTCCTGTCTCGCGTTTGGCAAAGCCTGTTGACAGATTCACCGTCTTTACTGTTGGTTAGAACGCTCCTCCGTCGTATTTGAATGGTGCGAGCTTGAGTGACGTTGTGCCGTAACGGACCACCATACTCTTGTTGTCTTCGGCGTGAGCGTTCAGGAGCGCAGCTATCAGGGCCGCTGTTCCTTCGTCGTGGCACGTGGCCACGCTCCACGCGCGTTCTGCTTCGGTGTCTCTTATGTGCCTGCCGTATACGTGCCGTGATTGCTTCACGTCTTCCACGCTCCCTGTTCTGAGTAGCTCGGCAAACCCTCGCGGAGGTCGGTTATTACCTGATTTAGGTGTCGCAGGTTGCGTCCGCTGTACTGGCGACGGTATACGGTGCTCCCGTCGATCCTCCACGTCGTGTAATAAACGTCACTTGCGAACGTGACCCGGACACCTACTGTCGCTTGGTCGGTTTCGCGTTTTCCCGCGATGGCGTATACAAACTCTGCGCCCATGGGGTCCTTGGAATACTGGCGCATGTTCTCAGCTCTCCATTTCCGTCTGCCCGGGCATCTGCTTAGCCTTCTGCTGAGGAGCCTCAGCCCTGCCCTGCGTCGCACTCTCATCAATGGCTATATCTAGCGTAGCCTGCTTACCCTGCCCGATGTACTCGGACGTGTCGAAGATATGTAGGGGTGCGTCAATCATCACCCGAAGTACACCAGCCCACCGCGCGCCCTGATGCCGTAACCGTCGTCGATCATGTCGCTAGCACGTTCGGTGGTGTAGAGGTGACAAGCGATGTCGGCAGCCTTACGGGGCTTGCTTACGCCGCCAACAAGGCAGCGGTGCCATTCGCGGTAATGCCCGCAGGTAGCGCAGTGATTCGGTAGTGCGTGCGTATCGTTGCCTGAAGCTCTGGCGAGTATTTCGGCGCGGCGCTTGGGGTCGATGGTGTTTTGATTCTCAGTCATGTTCCCTGCTCCTTAGTGGTGACCTTGACAGAACGGGCATTGTTTGTGTGGTCTTTTTGGGCAAATCACGGCATCCTCCTAGTTCCGAGTTTCGTTGACGACAAGCGGGGCTGCTGTGTGCGTGGTTCCGTTGTTGCGGATCGCTGCAAGTCTCATGGCTGAGCCTAGGTCGCTTCGCGTACCGTCGAGCCGTTGCCAGCTTGCGAGCGCGGCTGCAAAAGCTAGCTGCCGGGCGGTCTTCTCGGCTTTGTGCTGTGCTGTCATGGCTGCTCCCTTGGCTGGGTGGGTCTTGGCAGCCCAAAGGCTCCCTCAAGAGCCGGTGGGCTTCGTATGTGATGAGGTTAGCGGCTGTACCCGAGAACACGGGCGCGGGTGCGGTAGAGGATACTCCGTGCGCTTTGTGTCTCTGCGCAAATACCGTCCATGCAATAATTCAAGTGCGGGCCGTCAAGGTCGAATGTGCCTGCATTGTGATCGTTGATCATGGAGCGCAACGTAGCGCGGCGGTAGATTGCCGACCGATAGGCGATGCGTTCATCCTGCCAGAGATTGCGTCGTATGTTCATGATCTTCCTCCTGTTTGCGTTTGATTTCTTTAGCTTAAGTCTGCCCACATAGTACATCTCCTAGACTGTATAAGCAAATCCAATCTTGCATAAGTCGAGCCTAGCAGAAACGGGATTGTTAAGGAATGACTCAGAAAGCGAATCGGGACAGGGAAAGTCTTCTATAGAAAGGCTTCCATATAGGGGCCTTTATATAGGGCCTTCCTATAGGGGCCTTCTATAGAGGGGCCTTATATAGGGCTTCCATATAGGGCGATCTTGCATGCGCTTGCCCGAGTCGCACCCACTCTTACTACCCTTGTCCCGTATGTAGCAGGGAAGGCAGTAGCATAGGGCATGGGCGTGATGCATAGGTGTGCCTAACCATATGCGTTAGGCTTGCCTAACTAAGCACACATACATGCACACAATAGCACATGCATATCACACACATGCACACAATACTATGCATACATACATTGCACTAATGCATTAGGGAGGGGGGGCTCCCACCAGCAAGCGCGGGCACGATCTACCTGCACATGCACATATTCTGTGTGATTACACACGCAACAACAGAGGCGGGGTGCTTTAGCTGGCGGTCCGCCCCTCCCCCCGGGGAACATGGGCAAAGCCACAGCCCCGAGGATGCGGCCACAGCCCCGGCAACTCAGCATCCACTCAGACCCCCCCTACTCTTTAGGAGCAACCCAGTGGTAGGAAGGGTGGTCCTTTTCTATATATTTTTTGGGGAGTTATTCTGGGTGCCCCAGAACTCGCTCGCTTCCGCATCTGGCAGACAGTCACACCAAGCTGTGGGAACTCCCCCCAGGCCCGGGATGACGAAATACGGCTCAGACTTCTCACCGGCATGATTTTTCCGATACCCAGCGGCGAGTACCGGAGGGAGACCTCGGCCTTGTGGTATGCAACAGAGGACGACCCTTTTCTCGGGTGGGCGCTTCTGCCTGTAGCCCCTGGCTGGATCGAAAGGGTACCAGCGCATTACTTGTTCCTCCTTGACTATGTAAGATGAGTGCCTCTTTCTGAAAATATTTTTGTGGCAGTTATCCGATATTCTTGGACAACTCAATTGAGTCGGGGTTCACGGCTTCCTCCTCGCCCAGCGGGATCGGGCAAAGTGGCAGGATAGCCACGGCCTCACCATCTCGATGTCGTGGTCATGCTCGCGGCTGAAGTGGCACATGCCGTCCATGTCGCAGTCGTCCCAGTCAAGGTTGCCGCAGTTCCCGCAGCACTTCAGCCCCTCGTTCTCAGCCTCCAGAGCGGCAATGTAGTCATCAGCATACGCCTTAGTGACAATGGGTGTGCCGTCCTCCGTCGTATACGAGTTCTTGACGTACTCACGCTGCGCATCTTCGAGTTCGCTCACAATGATCTCCTTGACTATTTTTCCCTACTTATTGTACCATGAGTCACTCAACTCTCTACCATCCATCTCAACTAAGGGAGACTCCGTGGAACAAGTAGTCATTCATCTCAGAGGAACTGCGGAAGAGGTGAGGAATGCCTTAACCGTACTTGCTGGGCAGCCCGTCGTTAAGGTTAGCCCGGAAGCGTCATCACCAGAAGTTATTACCCCGCCGGTCGATAATGTGTCGTTAACTGGAAATAAGAGGCCAATACTCCGCAAGGGACCCTACTCCGACACCATCTGTGCAAGATCGGGCTGCTTCAACAAGCTGACTATGAAACAGGTGAAGCAGGGCTCCAAGTACTGCTCCATGAGTTGTGCGGGCAAGGCTAGGCGTGGTCGAGTAGGTGGTGGGGCAGACAACTTGCACGCCACCATAGTTGCGGGTGAGGGAGTTGTGAAAGGTAGTGTGTTGAGCGAGGAAAACGGCTCAAGGCTACCCGTACCCTCGTGAGCGCTGAAGTCTCGGCTAAGGTCTCTGATTCGTGGGAAAAGGTGTACTCTGAGGGGAAGAAGCAGGGGCGGCCCCGAGCAACTTCGGAACCGCCCCGCGACGGCATTCGCCGTCCACGCCGGTAGCGACCGGCAACGGTTCTTAGTTCTTCTGCACCCCACACGCGGGACAGGTCTCGCGATCATCTGAGTATGAGTCTCCACAGGAGAGACACGTCACCTTCTTCGGCTTTTCTGACTTCTTCACGGTTTTCACGGCCTGATCGGGAGAGAGGGCCACCCGCTCATTCTTCTCTGGGGCGACTGGGGCCTTCCTCTCTTCCTTCACCGGCCACTTCTTTTCTGTTTGTACCGCTTGGTCTGGGCTGAGAGCCTTTTTCTCCCACACCTTCGTATCCGTCATGTTGACCTCCTTGATTGTCTTGTCACTTTATTATACCATGAGTCGGATATAACGCTGCCATCTGTCATGCCCACGCATTCTTCTGGTAGTAGTCATAGTTCTTCTGGACGTACTCCCGCCACGACTTGTTGGGGAAAGAGCCTGCCCAGTTGAATTCCAGTCCCGCTCCGATGCAGTACAGCTTGGCAACGCAGGGAGCACGGTTGACCCCGTAGGTGCAGGAGATGAGAACTTCACCATCCTGTACGGCTTGGTGGATGGCGCGCATGAACATATCGACAACAGACTTCTTGATGTCTGCGGCGTGCCACGGCGACTCGGGGAGCCTGCGCACGTCGATGGTCGTCACTCCCAGCCTGATGTCCACCGAGGAGCCCACGTAGATGCCATCGGCAAACTTGCGCAGGGTACTGGTGATGTCACGCTCCTTACTCAAACCTTGATCGTCGCGCCGCACTTCGGGCACTTGATGGTCTTCTGCTCGACCTTCTTGGCGAACGGGTTAGCCTTCCCGGTCCACGTCGCATCCTTCTTTTTCGCCACTATGTGTCCTTCCCTTGCTTTTTCCTGTAACTTAATTATACCATGAGTCGGAAACAACGCCACTATCCACTAGGAGGAGTCATGGGTAGTTCGGTCAGAAAGTTCGGTGGGAAGTGGGAGGCTCGTCTTTACCTTGGTTCCCGGATGGACGATGGCAAGCGGGTACCGATTCGGGAGAAGAAGACCTTTCGGACCAAGTTTGAGGCCAACGAATGGATTACGCGTGAGCTTTCTAATAAGCATCACACCTCCGATATGTTGTTTGCTGATTGGCTGGATGAATGGATTGCGTCACTGCGTCTTGCTCCCGCTACTGAGTCGGTTTACCGCTCCGTCGTCAACAAGCATCTCAAACCCGACCTTGGACACTTCAAACTCAGGGACCTGACCCCCACCGTCTTTGAGCACTACTACGCGAGCAAGAAGCAGTACAGCACGGCAACTCTGAGTAGTCATCATCACGTTATGCGGGCCTCATTCAGAGATGGGGTCAAGCGAGAGGTATTCGCCTTCAATCCGCTCGATAAGGTAACTGCACCGAAGTATCAACCGTTCGATATGGCGGTTATTGGCCGCGATGACATTCAGAGTCTCATTGATGGTAGCGAGGGTGCTCTTCAGAGGGCTATCGTCCTTGCAGCCACATGTGGTCTCAGACGCGGGGAGGTTTGCGGGCTGCGGTGGCGTGATGTAGGCCCAAGCGTCATAACGGTTTCTGGGTCCCTTTGGCGGGGAATATGGAAGCCCCCCAAGACCGGCAGGCCACGTCGCGTACCCTTCCCTCTCATCACCCTCCGCTATCTCGGTGATCGGGGGGTGCCAGACGAGCCTGTGGTTCCCATGGCTCCTGAAACCGTCACGCACCAGTTCACTATACTTGCAAGAAACCTTGGCATCCCAATCACTTTTCATGGACTGCGGCACAGTCACGCCACAATGCTCATGGCCGCAGGCGTCAACCCTCGCGTCATACAGGAACGCCTCGGGCACGCCCACATCGGCACCACACTCGCGATCTATTGCCATGTAATCCCCTCCATGCAGGATGACGCTGTTAACCGACTGAACACTTTGTGGACACAATAGCAGCCACCCCGGCGCGCTTGGCGTTGTCGAGGTTCAGTAGCTACCGAGTGGTCGTGCCCCCGTCTGAGATTGACGACGTGCCTGAACACGTACTTTTTTGCGTGCTCTGAACACCGACTGAACACGGGTTTCGGTGGAGTCGCATGTGGCACGAGTAACAGAGGACCTTGCATTTAGCAACCTCGTCGAGAAAGACTTCAACCGAGTAACCATACATCGACGACACGTCATATCTCTTGGTAGTCGGGTCAGTGTGGTGGTGGTTGAGCCGTCTGACATGAGTGCCGCAGTCGTCGCAACCCTGCGCGGCCTTCAGGATGTTCAGGTTGGCCTTGTACCACTTGTATCGCCGGGCACATCTGTCCCATCGAATAATCCCGTGCAGCTCGTGGTAGGCACGCTGCTGTGCCCGTACGCTCTCGCGATTCAGCGCGTAGTACAGCCTGTTGGCAACCTGTCGTGTTTTGGTCTGCTCCGTGACGGTCATTCGGAATGCTCGAAGTAGGAGTTCTGAATTCGCGTTTCGATCTGCTCAATCGACACTGGGTAATACCTGCGTCCGTCCCAAACCGTGTCCACGCCCACGTCGAACCTGTTCAACTGTCTTGAATCCCTTGACGGTTCAACCGGGCCGTTGTGTGTGTGGCCGTGCAGCATGACTGTATTCGGCCTGAATGACTGCCACGGATAGTGGCAGACGTAGTAGTGGCGTCTGTTGTGCCGGAAATCATCAGCCAGCGGGTCGTGCCGCCGCTTGGGGTCGTGATTCCCGTGAATCCACTTGACCGTGCAGGCGCTCTCAAGTGCAGATGCGTAGGCGTCGAATGTATTGGGGTTGAACGCGAAATCACCGAGGACATACAGTTCGTCGGTCGGCTTGACCGTCTCCAAGATGTTCCCGATCAGGACGCCATTCATCTCGCCGGCGGTGCAGAACTCATACCGCTGTTCTTGCAACCATTCGGCCCAATGGTCCAAATGGAGGTCTGAGGTTAGGAAGATGGTCAAAAGTCGTATTCGTACAGGTCGCCGTCGTTGAAGGCTAAGATTGCGGCTTCGGCAGCAGTGCGGAACTCCTCAACCACAACGTCGTGCTTCTCCTTGGAATAGAGTTTCCAGGGCGGGCCGTACCCGGTGGAGAATGCGTCGTGACCGTGAAACTCGTCGTATATGACTTGTGCCAGATTGTCGAGGTCGGTCTTGCCAAACTTTATGCGAACGCGGTCTTTGTGTTTCATGTCGTCTCCCTAAGATATTTTGAGTGTTCCTGTACGAAGTCGTGCAAAGAGCCGGGATGCTTGCTGTACTGGTGCATGTAGAGCCAACCACCATCGACGTGGTGGGCCGTCTCGATGACGTGACAGTGCCAACATTCCGCTGTCCACAGTGGTGGACGGTCGCGCTTTGACTTCCGGTATGGACGATGGACCCACCAGTCGTCGTAACCACAACGCGGACAGGGGAAGGCGGGGTACCCAGTCTGCGACTCGGCTTCACAGCGGTCCCGATAACTAGTCAATGTTCACAACCCCCAAGATGAAAATAGTCACGAGTAGGGCGAGGATGACGTAGAGGACGGTCATGTGAACCACATGGCCCAGGTGGCTGGTTTTTTGGCGCACATGTCGTATCCCGCATCCCAGAGCACCTCCGACAGGGGGTGTGTTCTGTCTTCCTTCCCGGTAAGCGCCGCCACCGTCCTGAAGGCTGAACTGTCGAGCCTCACCTTTTCCATGGCCCGTCTGGCGCGCTGCAACTTCAGATCGTCCTTCAGATCGTCCAGGGTCTCCCAGTCCTTCGTTGACGCTGCCGCCGGAACGCGCGCGCGTGCAAAACCCTCCATTAAGTACTTAAGCAAGAGCAAGAGCAGCGGTAAGGAGAGTAAGAAGAAGACTGCATAGCGTAACCGGGAAATAGAAAGGGGTGAAAAGAACTTCATACATACCTCCTGTAATGCTTAAGCTCTTAAGGGGCTCTTACCTAAGAGCAGTATAGCAAACTCTTGGAAAAGCGCAACCATCCGTGTTCTGGCTGAAGGATGGTAGACTAAACAAATATTCGTGGTATAATGCTTACAGATGCCTAGAGAACTCACCAATACCTCTGACGATTACCCGACCCCAGCAAAGCGGCCTATTGGGAAGCCGACTGCACTGAAACGGGAAAAGAAGAAGGTTTCTACCGAAATGGCTGCTGCGGCCTACGTCTGCATGGAAGCAGATGAGTGGGTCTACGGTCCTGGGACGCGGAAACAGCACGACTCAGATGGCAATATCGTGCCGAACAAGACGGAAGTCATGCGCCGCGCTGGTTATCGCGGTCAAAGTTGCGAAATGTTCAACAAATACCTCGATAACGACGACTATTTCTGGGAACAGGTCGAACTTTATCGGATTCGTCGCACCGATCCCCTCTTTCGCCGTGACTACGAGCACCATTTGTGGCGAGAAGTGGGCGGAGAGGCACTCCGCAGCCTATATGAGCGGGTCAAGTACTATCCTCACTCACTGAGTACCGAACAACTCCTGAAAATGGTCAAAGTGGTGCTCGACGCTGGGATCACCCTGTCGAAAATGGGGGAGGAGCCCGACATCAAGTCCGACAAGCTGCTCGAATCCGTACAGGACCCCATTGCTCGTCAGAAGCTAATGGACGACTACAGGGCCTCTCTTGAACGTGAACGCGACCGTATCGACGCCTTAGACCTTGCTCACAAGGGGGCCGACCATCTGGAGTAACGACACTCAAGAGATCGTCTGGGCACTGAACAGGATTCTGGACGATCCGACACTGGACATCGGGGCAGAGGATAGTTCTCAGATTGAGCGTGCTCTTTGGCTAGTGGCTATAGTCCACAATCACCTCCTAGAACGTGAGCAGAAGTGAGGGAATTGAAGGGATTATGTAGGGACTGCAAATTCCAAGACCGAGAGATGGTCCGTATCGAGGACTTCGAGGGGCAACTCGTGAGTATTGAGGACACGATTTGCTCAATATTCGATGTATTCGTGTCCGATGATGACTACTGTTCGTTCTGGGAGTCGAAATAGCGACCAAGTTGCCCACGAGCAAGGACCCCGACGTTGCCCTGAGAAATATTGACGACGAGAAGCTCTACAAGTACATGCTTCTCGACTCGGACAACGCAGAGGAGCTGTTCGCCCGCCAATACCTCGATCTGGAGCTAGACCCCTACCAAGTGTTTTCTATGAAGGTGTTGCGAGGGCGCTTCCGTACCGAGGAAGAGGCATATCGGTTCATCCATGAGGCAAAGATGGAGTGGCTCTTCGAGAACGGATGGATACAGCACGCCGGTAAACCCGGCTTCTCACCCTACTACTTCGACAAACCCGGAGAGATGGGGAAACCTAATGCGCTTATACTCTGGCCAGCGGGGTTTGGGAAGACGACCGTGGTATCCACGCGAGCCATCCCCGTCATGTCAATCTGTGATAACCCGAACGCTCGCCTACAGTTTATCGGAAAGAACGAAACTGAGGCTTTCAGCTTCTCAACCAGCATCCGCAGGGAACTCACCAATCCACGTCTAGTCAAGGATTTTGGGGAGTTCATGCCAGTGGATAAGGCGGTTCCGTGGAGTAACAACGCATTCTCCGTCCAGCAGCGCCAGTGGCGCGATGTTCGGGAGAACTTCGAGTTTTACGGTACCAACTCCCACGCTGAACTTGGCAAGCGATCCGATCAGGTCTACATCGACGACGTTGAGACCCCCGATACCGCCCGGACCCCAGATATGCGGGGCAAGTTCCTGGAGTGGGTGCGCATCGGTCCACTCACCTCTGCCCGGCCACTTTGGGAGCGCGATAAGAACGATCAGGTTAAGGTGCCCCAGAGACTCACTTGGTCAAATACGGCTCGGTACTGGGGCACGGGAATCGTTGGGACGATCTTTCACCCCGAAGCCTTCTACGCGATGGTTATGCGCGACCCCACGTTCACCTGTATCAAGTTCGACTGCTGGAAAGACAAGAAGTGCTCTATCTCGCTATCCGACAAGATGCTGAAACCGGCGGCTCTGGACTCGCTGCGCCTATCTCTTGGGACCATCGCGTACAATAAACGCCTTCGGAACATTTCGTTCAATGAGGAAGAGATGGCTTTCCGTGAGGCTTGGATTCGCGGGCACGACGAAGAGGTCAACGGGCAGACCATCAGTCATCCCGGCTGTCTCGATACAGACCGCTCTTTTGGAGAAACCGACTCAAGATGGGAGATACTCCTTGGATTCGACCCTGCAAGCGGTTCTAAGTCTAGATGGAGTGCCTATGCGGCATATGTGGTGCTGGGACATGACAAGACCGACCCAGAACGTAGAATCTACCTCATTGACTACCTCAAGTTGCAGGATAACTTTGACAGAATGCTGGACCATCTCCTTGAAGGTAATCCCATGTACGGCATCCCCGGATTCTATGCGAAATACCACTACGCAACGGCTACCGTAGAGAAGAATGCTTTCGGAAAGTGGATTATCGACAACGATAGGATGAAGCCATATGTAGACAAGAACCTTATACGGCCATCATATACGGGAAACAACAAGACAGACCCGGAGTCTGGGGTATTCGCCATGGGAGAGATGCTACAGAACGGACGCTTTAGAATCCCCTACGCTACACCGGCAGACGAGGCAAAAGCAGAGACTTTCATCGGTGAGATGCTCATGTATCCAAAGGGTACCTGCGACCTTGTGATGAGCCTATGGTTGGCGCAGGTTCCCATCCGCGACGCTAGCAAGGACTTCAAGTCATGGTTTACCAAGGGGGGTAGTGGGACAATGATCCACAACCCTGCGTTCGACTAACCTACGTTATTCAGACCTGTGGTATAATAGATGAGAAAGTAAACATTCTTGGAGGTTCTTATTGAAGCAGGGGGTCCCGCATGGCGACTAGTGGCATTAAGATGGTTACAGACTTGTATGGGCAGCTCAAGGAGCGCGATGCAGCTCGTAACTCATCTTACGACGAGGTGCTCAAGTTCTATGCCGGTTCCACCCTCAATGAGACGAAGAAGCAGGGTTTCATGAGCGGTATCCAGAAGGCTCTCTCTTCGGTCTTCACTCCCAAAGAGGGGGAAGAGGATACTCAGCTCACCACTCCGATCAACCTCATTAAGCCTGCTATCGAGAATAAGGTGGCGTTCCTCGCACTGCCTCCCACGGTACGAGTTATCGAGCCGCCGCCGCAACTGGCTCCGGGTGCTTCCCCCAGCGCCATTGGAGCAACGTCAGGTCCTCCGAGCCTGACAGCACTTCCGGGGGGCCTGGGTGCGAGCCCACCGGCTCCAGGTCCAGAGGCTATGCCTGCTGGCCCAATCGGCCCAGCGCCCCCCGGACCACTTCCTCCCGGCATTGCTGCCTCCACGGGTGACACCGGGCAGGACTGGGGTATCGACTTTGCCGACCGGCTGGAACAGGCCATTTCCTCACTCCTCGCCTTCAGCAACATGCCCAAGCGTTGCCGTGACATCGCGTGGTCCATGTGCGCTATGGACGGAGCTGTTATCGGTGTGTGGCCCGACTTCCGGCACGAGTGCCCGCGCATCTTCACGAGGACTCCTCAAGACTTCTATCCAGTGTCCTACGACGTGGACGGACTGGAACTGACCAAAGCCCTGTGGATGGAGGTTATGAACGGCAACGACATCGAGGCACGTTGGGGCAACAAGAAGTACATTGGCAGGAACGACGTAGAGGTAATCCAGATGATCGACGAGGAGAACTTCTACACCGTCCTTGACGGTAAGGAGTGGGCGCATAACCCGGTCAAGAATCTCATGGGAATCGTGCCCATCGTCTGCGTCGGTGCTCTCGGCCTCCCCGGCATGATCTTTGGCGGTAATGAGATGAAGGACGCCATTCCCGTCGCCAAGCAAATCAACTACCATATGAGTCTGACTGACGAGATGGCCTCCGCGATGGTCAAGCCGACCATCGTTATCAAGGACCCGCTCAACGTGCCCCCGGACCTTGCTATCGGAAAGGGCGGCGTGGCCACGATGGGACCCAACGGCGCTGCTGAGGTGCTCGGCCCCATAGCACTGCCCAACGCCTTCTGGCAGCTCGGTAGCACTCTCCAGTCGTGGTTCGACCTGATTGCCGACAACCCCGCAGTCCTGCGCTCTGAGGGTGGCGGCTCCATCATCACGGGCAAGGGTTTCAACGCCCAGCTCGGTCCCATCGCCGCACGGATGCAGACTCGCCTCGACATTGTGATGAGTGCGTGGAAGCAGGTTATCAAGTACATGCTGATGATGTGGAAGGACTTCCCCGGTGCCAGCGGCACGCTGAAGCTCTCGGGCTCAAAGAACAAGGTCACATACTACATCGAGGCCACTCCCGCCGACTTCGTTGTCAACGGCCAGATGTGGACTGAGATTGAAGTTTACCTTGCTGCTCAGAGCTACATGGACCGGCAGGGCAACGCCGTGGAACTGATGCAGCTCTACCAGAACGAACTCATCGACTGGGACTCCGTTGCCGACGATCTCCCACAGATCACCAACAAGAAGCGCACCCGTGCCGCTATCGACCGTGACCGCAAGTGGAAGGCTGAGGGTCTCGCCATGAGTCAACAGGTCGCTAATAGTGGGATGACTGCCAACAGTCCGCTGGCCGACCAGCAACAGACCAACTACGGTCTGGAGCGCGGCTTCATGGGCGAGACCGGAGCGCCCCCAAGCCCCGAGGGCGCAGCTCCTCCGGCCACGGCGGGCGCGAACGGTAGCACCGACCCGACCAATCAACTCATCAGCATCCTCGAAGAGTTCTTCCGGGGCATCCCCAAGCTGAAGGGTAGCGTCTGGTTCGGCGGCGATCCGTTCATAGCTCCCGAGAAGTTCGCATCCGACAACTGGACCGTAACGGTCTGGATAACAGACCCGCAGGACCAGGGCACCATCACGCGGGCTGCCGAGAAGGTACCCGAGGTCTATGGGCACCTCCAATTCAAGCAGGGCGCTCCTAGTCCTGACGAACAGACGACGCAGGTGGCGGGCGGAGAACAAACAGGCTCCACTGCTAACGGACCCCCACAAACGCCCCCCGAAGGAGGGGCACCACCTGCTGGTCCATCTCCCGGCGGACTTCCGCCTGAACTCGCTGCACTGGTAGGAGGTGGTCAGTGATGGCCAAAATAAAAGGTAGCAAACTTCACTACACGCCGCCGGGTATGCCCGGCCCCAACAAGCCACCGGCTAAACCCAAATTGAGGGATTACGATACGGTCCCAAAGACCTACAAGCAGTCCAAGGAAGACCCACCCCCCCCTCAGAGGGGGATTCCTAATGCGGGTAGGAAGCGTAGAACCGTCAGGATGCCGTGGTATAGCGATCCTCACGGGACAAAGCAGGCATAATGGCTGGAGTAGGTTCCTCGCCAATTAGCGTGAATCAAACGAAACAATACGGCGACGTATCGACTATCGACCGCCTAAAGAAGGCCACCACTACAACTCCGATGACGGGGAATCCGAAGCCCCTTGAGGGGCAGCGAGGGGGTGGGACGGCCCCGTCCGGATCACCCGTCCCCACCCCCGGCGTCCCACTGGAACACCAGAACATTATGAGCGAGATGGCACGGGCCATGAAGACGGCTCAAGTTCTCTCCCAGAAGGCTGCTGCTCCCGACGCAGGGCCGTGGCTCAAATACTACGCCAGCGTTGCCGCACAAAGGTATCAGGCTATTGCCGTCAAGGTAAAGGCGGACACACCGTTCTTCAAGATGCAGGGCTGACATGGCGATTATTGGTCCGCATGGTCCACAGGCGTACCGACCCCCAAAGAAAAAGAAGAAGCCTGCGGTTCCTCTGGACGGCTGGGCGAGAATACCTCCAAAGAAGCAGCCCGCAGCACGACCCGCCGCTCCGCACGCGGCTCCGCGCGTATCTGGTCATGTCAATAGCATCGCCCCCTTCAAGGCTATCGCGAAAAAGTCACAAGCGGGCAAGTCGCTCACTATCAAAGACGTTCAGTACATGCAACGCCTGTCGTGGACGACTAAGAAGCCGGAAGCCAAAGAGATGTCGAAGGCTATCGACACCGCCCGAACTTGGATTGACGGACTGAAGAAGCATGGTGGCATGACAGTCCCGAATGCCAGCGGCGCGAAGGTCAACATCGGTGCCGGTGGACTCGACTACCACGCTTTTCACGAGCAGAACGTGGCCGAGCCGACCAAGAAGTATCAGGGCGTACTCGACTCCTACGCTCAGAACGGTGGCAGCGACATCCTCTCCGCCCCTCCGTTGCCCACAGCCTTGGACCAGGCCACCCCCGCCACCGCTCCGCCTACCCCGCGGACTTCCGACCTACCCGTGCCCCCCGCAGACACTCCAGTCAGAGACATAGCACTCGGCCAGTGGCAGGCTACCGGCACGATCCCCGGCCCGCAGAAGATGGTAGACCTACTGTCTGCCGGACTCTCCATGACCGACCTTGATCCCTCAGTCACATCCCCCTATGTACTACAGGCAGGAGTTGGTACCCCCGGTGCAGATGCGTGGATGAAGTTTATGCAGGAGACGCATAAGTATCCGTCGAAAGTTCCGCCCCCCACAGACCAGCCAATCGCACTCACGGGCGAACAGGCTGACCTCATGTTCAAGAAGGCTGACCTCTCCAAGGCTCCACCCCCGGATACGGGCAACCATCCCGGCTTCTGGAGTTTCGGTACGGGTGGAGTTTGGAACCAAATAAAGCATCTCCCCGAGAAATTTGCTGGGGCCATGGAAAGATCGAGGGACGTGGCGTGGAACCCGGACGAGTACCTCGGCAAGAAGCCAGAGGCTGTCTATCAGGGCGCTCGTGATCTTGATTGGTTCATGAGCCGTGACGAAGCGCAGAAGAAGGAAGTAGAGAAGGCGCTTGCCGAGAGGGGGTACGCCCCGATCAAGAGCGGAGTGATTCCCACCATCGGCTCCGCCCTACCCTACGTCTCCGTGGTCAACCAGTTCGTCTACGGCTCCAACCTTGCGGCAGCAATGTTCTCTAAAGACCCCCATGAGAAGGGTGAGGCCAGCGCGATATTGGAGCGCACCAACGTACAGGGTGGTGGGACTGAACCCGGGAAGCTCGCGCAGGACATGGGGGGCATAGGCGACGACCAGTTCCTCACCTTCGTCTATAAGTCTTCCATGATGGCCCGTCCGGTTGGCGTGAGCGAATCGGGGTTTGCGCTCTGGTATGCGAAGAAGTGGGGCACGGTCAACCTCCCGCAGGCCGAACAGGCGGGGGCTCAGGGCCTTAGCAAGAGTACCGCCATCTCACGTTTCTTTGCCCCACTGAAGGCCCCTCCCGAGGTCGTGTGGCACCTTATCGCCACCTCGGGCAAGCTGGGCGACTTCGTTACCAAGGGGATGTCCTACGACGCCAAGGGCGTCGGCAAGGCTGCGGATTGGATGTGGAACGCCCCCGAGACAGCTCCCGTAGTCGGTCCCATAATCAAGGGCACCAAGGGTGGCGTGAGTGAGCAGTTCGCGAAGTTGAATGCGGGGGTTTCTTGGACCATCGCCGAAGCAAATCGTGCTGCGGCTGCATATCGAATCGATAGTCTCCTGAAGATTGACCCTAATTATAAGCCGGGCAAACCTGGGGTGCCCATGGTCACGAAGGACCCGTCTACTGGGGAGTTAGTGGGAACTCTCGACCCGACAGGCAAGACCTTTCCCAACCAGGACGCTGTGGACCACATCAACGGCTATGCTAGTATGTTGGAGACTGCCGCGAAGGCATGGAAGATGAGTGAGGGTCGCGGTCTCTGGTACCAATATCTCTCCGACATAGGGGTGGACCCGGCCAAACACGAGTACGTCGCCGCTTGGGGTCAGTTCGGGATTGACACGGGACTCACCTTCCCCCTTCAGGCGGGTTCGGCTGCGATAGTCGGTGGGGTACTAAAAAGCACACCGGCACTCGCCGCACTCAAGGCGTTCGGTGTGAATAGTCACGCTGAGATTCTAACGGCGGCGACAAGTCCATCCCGAATCATGGAACTCTACAACGTCACTCCCGGAGCGGCTAAAGAACTCGCTGGGATTAACAACGTTGACGAGATGCTGCTAAAACTGAATGGTCCCGATAAGTTCGGGGCCAAGTATTTCGACCCCGATACGCACTTCACCGCACGCTCTGTCGCGCAGAACCTGCGCGTCAAGATGACCGGCGACACAAAGTTAGCTCCGTGGTACAGGGCGTTCATGGCACCGCTGCCGGAGGGCGTGTTCGACACCGTTGTGGACACCGAGCATCAGGTCCTTGGTACCCTGCGCTATGCGGGCCTCGACTCCAAGGTTGCCCACGACTTTGTGGACGGCATGATAAAGGCCCGCCTCGACGCTGCTGACTTCCCTGAGATGGCTGTGCGCAGCTATCTGACGCACAAGAAGACCGGCTTCAACGCTCTCATTGAGAAGCACTTCAGGAGTCAGCCTGTGTCAGCGGAGTTCTTCAAGGGAGCTTCAGTTACCGCTCCGGGCGTGATGCTGAAGGGACCTGGCCTTATGAGCGATGTGGGGACCGCCTTGAGGGGTGCCCGAGCATCACTCAAGAACGCCCATGTCCCCAAGGAAGGGGCGGCTACGAAGCTCGATGAACTGAACTCCTTCCTGCGCCGATTCCGTGGAAAGGGAGTGGGGGTAGAGAATCGTGACACGCGAGTCGGCTACCTTCTCCACCCCTCTGATACTATAGCTGGCCGTCTTGAGGAAGGCTCGCTTGGTCTTCCGGTGGAACTCACCGAACCAGTGTTGGTTAAGGTGCGAGCCGCCACCAAGGTCATGGAGGACATTGATAAGCGGCTCGTAGGGGCCGACGCCAAGACTGCCGCTTCTCTTGGTGCGAAGCGGGTGAGTGCCCAGACCTCCATAGACGCCGCCATCCACGAACTCAACATCATGGACCCGCAGGTTGTCGGTATGCCGACAGCCGCCACGGAGGCACAGTTCGGCAAGACCTTCTCACCCGACTACACTCCCACCGAACTGGCCATCTTCTCCGGTGGGAAGGGTATGCAAGATTGGGCCATCCTCCAGAAACGGCTCCACCTCACCGACATCAACTCTGCCTTCAAGCGTATGTGGCTCTCGCGAATGGGCACCATGTTCACCATCATCGGCTCCGATGAGATGCTCAGAGGAATGTTGAACGGCGTCAACCCCGTCGGTGGTATCAAGGGCCTGAAGAAGCTACCCGGCTTTGAGAGCACGATGTCTACCGACGCTGCCGAGGCAGTTCTGCGTAGCCCCCAAACCAGTGCAAACATCCTTGACATCACTGACTTTGGGAGGGCGACCGACTGGGGCGAGATCGGCCCCGATGCTGCTGATGTAACGACGCGGAACCTGGGCGTACATCAGTCACTGAAGACCTTCAATGCCGAAACGTCCATGCCGGTCAAAGACTGGCTTGAAGTGCGAGACGCAGCATACGCCGATCTTGTGGCGGATGCCGAGCGGACGAAGATTCCCGTCACGGTGAAGCCGCCGAAGGTCGATAGTTCTGGAGGCAAACTCTACCATGGAACGACTTCGGCTGAGGCCCCCGGGGGGGCCGTATCCGCTGGGAAAAACTGGACCAACGATTATAAAGAGGCCATGGAGTATGCTCGTCGGAAGGCGGTTAAAGACGGGTCCAGCCCGGTGGTCTACGAGTCAACGTTTGGTGAGGTAACGGGAAGGAAGGCGGCAGGAGATATTGGTCCCGAGTCCGGGCGAGTGGTGGCGCTCAACAAGTCGGACCTTACTCCTCCGAAGGCGGGCGATGTAGCACCGGGCGTCGGTGTGGACCAGCAAATAGCTGACCTTCAGCAGGAATATCTTTCCCGCTACGACACTCTTTCCAGAGACGCATCGGCACACCAGGATTGGAAGGATTACAGAACCCCTGCCGACCTGACCAAAGGCCAGTCGCGCAAGGACCTGATCGCGCGGATAAACGAAATGGGCGGCATAGACATCAAGTCCGTAGCGGGGCACGTCGAAGAGGACATGCCGCTGGCAGGGAAGCAGGGAATCTTCGGGGGGACGCTCAAGAGCAGGAGAACGAAGAACGTCTCGGTCAGAGAATTGCAGGAGAGGCCGCAGCCGGTGGACATCGACGTTATGGCCGAGCTGTTGAACGATGAGTTTTTCGGACTTGAGCTATCCCCCGACGATCTTGTGGCGATTCTTGGGAAGAGGTCCACTCGACCGGCGGTCACCCTTCCCGCCGCCGAAGTCAAGGCGTCGATGGATAGAATGTCGGAGATAGAGGCCGAAATCGCTCGGCTCAAAGCCGGATCACCAAAAGAGTCCGTCCCGCTCAGCAGTCTTGACAAAACCAAGCCAGCACCATCCCCAATCCTCAGCGAGCGCGACCAGATTGCTCTGCACAAAGCCAAGGCGTCAGCTATGGCCGACGCAGAACTTGGGCGCATGATGCACAACGATCCGCGTTACATCGGCGGCATTGGTGCGGACGGGCGCAAGCTGACCGGCCTGCTCCCCACCCGCAACCCCGACGCTTTCGACCCGCTACTCCTTTCCCAGGGATTGGACAACAAGCCGTGGATAAAGAGTATTCAGGATGAGTACAACCGTAAAATCCACGCCATGATGAGCCACAACGTAACGGAGCGCCACCTGCGCACCGGCAAGATCGACCCCAAGGACCTCAAGAGCGCCACCGTGCAGAACATCTACGGCCCCGTGCAGTACTCTATCGAGCGCAACCCCGCCATGAACGCCCTCACCTACCTGCCGAAAAAGTTCTCCGACACAGTTCTGGGGACGCTTGGGCATATGGCCACGCACCTGAAGAAGCAGGAGTTCGGGATGTTTTTCGATGAGCGCATGAGGACTCTTGACGGTATCGAAATGCCGCGCCTAGAGAAGCTG